TGCCTGAGTGTTCATCTGTCCTGCTCCGTTCCGTCCGACCGTGGCCGGATCTGTGGGGTTGTGAGTGCCGGTGTGTTCCGACATCAATCACATTACCGGTTTGAATCGGTATGTCAAGCCCTGATCCAAATCAACCTGGGTTGATTGATCCGGACCCCCCTACCCCCGCGGAATCGGCCGGCGAGGCTGTCTGTCACCCCGGTCCCCCACGTATCGCCTGGGTGCTTCCCCCAGAAATAGCGTCATACATTATGGGATATCCCCAGGGTTATCCACAGGATGAAGCGAGCGGAGCGGAGCGGGAGCGAGTCTCATCCGGGAGTTGAACTAGCTTCAGAACGCTCCGCTCCGCTGGCGCTCGCTCGCTCCTGGGAGCCCGGGAGGAATGGAGAGAGAAAACTGGCCGATAGAAACCGACCCCTGTATCTACTATGTCCTCACCCGGTGAGGTTCTCGATGTGGTCGAGAACCCCCGTCAGGTGTGGTTCTCAGGATCACGAGAACCACACCCGGTGAGGTTCTCAATCGCGAGGCCAGATGCGATCGAGGAGCCAGGATGCCGCTGCATAGGCGGCAGCGCCGATCATTCCAGCCAGGAACCACTCGCCGAAGTTATCCACAGGTCAGCCTCTCGTTCCGCGAGGTGGCCGGATGCGCCCGTCGTGCACCATCGCCGTCTGCTCGCGCATGTACGCCTGCTGCCACAGCGGGAGGGCCTCGAACCGGATTGCGCCACGGTAGGTGCAGCACGGGGTGAGCTCCGGGTGTCGGCGGCGGCCAGCATAGACATCCCGGCAGAGGAGGATGCCGCGGCGGATCTCGCGTGCGTGTCGCGCCCTCATCGGTGCGCTCCTGCCGCGAAGAACTCCTCGAGCGCCTGCCACTGGTCGAAGCTCAGGAAGATGTCGGTCACGAGCGGGTTGGGGCCAGCGCCCGCCCTCGCCCAGGCCGCGTCCCGGCTGCTGCCGAAGCCGAGGGCATTCCCGTTGCGCACGACGTGCACGCCGTTGCTGGCCTGGAAGCTCATCGGTTCCCTCCGATCGGGCGCAGCACGTTCTGGGTCTTCCTGCACTGGGTGCACTCCTCGTGCACGACGGCGAGACCGGTGCCGGAGAAGCGCCTGCCCTGCGAGTAGCTGATCATCTCCCAGTCGTGGCCGAAGACCCAGCAGTAGATCCTGTCGATGCGGCTCACAGCTTCTCCCTGCTCGTCATCGTCACGAACCGCTGCGGGCTGCAGTGGCCGCTGTCCTCGCGGTACTTCCCGCGGGTGGAGGCACCCGCCCGCAGGAGCATGTCGAGGTGCGGCTGGCAGTAGAGCATCACCAGGCCGCACGAGAACGTCACGGCCCACGACGCGGCGTCCGAGGTCTGCCGCAGCTTGCAGATGTCGCACACCGGGGCGAAGTCGAGATCCTCGAGCACGATGGGCTCGGCATCCAGCAGGGTGCTCATCGGTGATCACCCCATCGCCAGACGAGGGTCAGGGTGAGCGAGCTCATCGCGACGATCAGTGCCGCAATGGAGACGGGGTCGACGTTGTCCATCAGCGCCCCCTCTTCAGCAGCGCGTGCGCGAGGATGGCCGCCGACGCGACGATCGCCGCGAGGGGGATGCCGAGGATCGGCCAGATGTTCAGGTGCTCCATGTCATGCTCCGTTCAGTCGAGTGGGGGGTGAGACCGTCACGTGCGCCTGGTGCTCGCGGCAGTAGAAGACGGCGGTCGGCGAGGTGATCTCGGCCGCGTGGGTGATGCAGACGAACGTGGCGCAGCCGCAACTGCTGTGGAAGACGACCTCGGCCGGCACCTGGCAGCGGACGTGCTTGAACGTCGTGCTCTCGCATCGCGGGGCGAAGTCGAGGGCCTCGAGCGGGTCAGTCGGTTCGGTCACCGGCGGCCTCCTCGGTCATTGCGGCCCGGATCGCGTACTCGAGCTGCGCAGCCGTCCACCATCCGTCGATCTGCGCGCCAGCGTGGATGTAGTCATCGAGGTCAGTGACATAGCCGCCGTCAGCGAGCAGATCGGGCACCTTCTCCTCGCTCTCGCGCAGTGCGGTCAGGAACCGCTGCACCATCGCGTTGTCAGCGCTCATTGGGGATCTCCTTCGGTGCGGGGGGCCAGTACGCCTGCTCGACGAAGCAGACCGCCATCTCGAATGCCTCGAACTCCTCGATCGGGACGCCGTCCGGGTCGACCATGCCTGGCTCCCAGCGCGTCCACTCGCGCGTCCACTCTGGTTCGGTCGGCTCACCGATCGACACGAGCTGCGGGTGCCAGCGGAACCAGCGGCGCAGCACGTCGAGGAGGAGGCGTTCGTGCGTCTCCTTCAGCTCGGCCCACGTGGGGTCGAGCACGATGAGGCCAGATCTGGAGAGCTGCCCGTGTACCTCGGGGCGCACCTCGTGCACGGTGCCGTCGTCGCCCTCGTACCAGCGGAGGTGGGCCTCTTCGCGGATGAGCCTCATCGGTCGTACCAGGGGATCTCGGGGGCGATGGCGTAGCGCATGATGTGGCCCTTCTTGGGTGTGTCGAGTGTGTGAATCAGGTCGGCCGCGATGAGCCGTTCTACTGCCTTTGCCGCTCCGCCTTCGCTCATCCCGCCACGGGTGGCGATCAGGGTGACAGCGGTTCTCGAGGCCCCATCGGCATCGAGGTTGTCGGCGATGATGCAGAACGCCGCGATGTCGTAGGGGCTGAGCCCGAACGCCGTCACCGCCTCCCGCAGAAACCAGCGTGGGATGGTCGCAGTGCGATCGAAGTCGCGCTTGCCGAGCCGCGGGGGGATGAAGCGAGGGCGTTCCCGCTTAGCCATCCGCGCGCTGCTCGCGCGATGCTGCGTACTTGAGCACGGTGCTTCGTCGGTAGCGCACGGTGCGGTAGCCGAGCTTCGTCGGCGCCGGCCCCTTGTTCTCGGATCGCCAGTAGCGAAGGGTGCTCAGTGGGATGCTGAGGAGGTCGGCGGTCTCCTTCGGCGTGAGCAGTGGATCGTCTGTATTCATCGTCATTCTGCGAGGATAGCATGCTATCGTCGAGCTATGACCACCACACCGAGAGCAGGTTGGGTCAACCTGCACGTCTCCCTCCATCACGTCATCCGCCAGTACGGAGAGGTACTCACCCTCGAGGGTGAGATGTCCGACGACGGCTTCTACCGGTTCGACGGAATCATCCGCATGGGCGAGCCGCCGCGCACCAACATCGACGACGCACTCGAGATCGTCGCCGACATCCAGAAGCTCTACTCCGTACAGCGCGAGCTCAAGGCGGCGTTCGCGCGCAGTGAGCTGGATGGCGGCGTCAAGGCTGCGCCCTCGCACCCGCTGTACGTCGAGTGCGAGGAGCGGCTCGAGAAGCTGCGCGACCAGCTCAAGATGGTCTTCTGATGGCCGAGTTCGACTGGGATAACGACTGGCTGCGCCTGAAGGCGGCCGAGGGTCTCACGATCCGCGACCTCGTGCTGAACCAGGCGGCCATGCGCCACAGCGCGCTCGAGGAGATGATCGAGCGGATGCTGGTCTCGCCGATGAGCTGCGGCATCGTCGTCGTCATCGAGCAGATCATCAACCTCGACGACCTCGAGGGCAGTCTGACCCGCCACTACCGGCTCGACCCGCACGTGCCCTACGGCCACCTCTATGAGTTCGGCTCGATGGTCGAGTACGAGTCCTGGCAGGAGCGTGGCTGTCCGCCCTTCCCGGTGTAGCGTATGACGCATGGGACGGAAGCTGGTAGGCGCGACACCACGTGAGCACCGCGTGAACCTCCGCCTCAACGACGAAGAACACGCCAACCTCGAAACGGGCCGCGCGCGCCGCGGCGGGCTCGAGGTCTCCGACTACTTCCGCACTCTCCTCGAGGAGGACACCCGTGATCATCAATCCTGAGCTGGCAGAGCACAAGGCCATCTGCCACCCGTCGCTGTGGCGAGCGCTGCCTTCCGGCCCGCCGTCATGGGAGGGTGGCGCGCACCCGCGTCACTACCTCCGCCTCCGCGACCAGGACATCGCCGAGCTCGTCGCCACCGGCGGCTTCTCCGTGCCCGACGACGAGGTGCCGGATGCCGTGCGCGCGTGGCGCAAGACGCAGGAGACCGCGCTGAAGATCGTCGAGGGCGGCCTGGTCTCGGCTGACGAGATCGTGCACATCGGGGAGTACGGCCCCGAGGCGATCATCCCCCTGGAGGCGACCCGTGTCTGACGAAGCGAACCACGTCGACTTCGAGAAGCCGAAGACGAAGGCAGAGCAGCGCGCTGAGGCGGGCCACGAGCCGCCCAAGCGCGAGCCGCTGAAGCAGCGCATCCCCCGGCTGCCGTCGCTCGGCGTCGACCCGGCCAGTGTCCGCCGCCCTGACCAGCGCGCGGTCGCGTGCGCGAACATGCGGCTCAACGGTGCCCCCTTCCACGAGATCGCGAAGGCGCTGGACTACGCCGACGCGGCATCCGCCAAGGCCGCGTTCGTCTCGGCGATGGCCGGCATGAACCCCGTCGAGGACATCGAGACCCTGCGCCAGTCCGAGGCGATGCGCGTCGAGCTGCTGCTCCGCACGTCTCTCGCGATGGCCGCCGCCGACTACCTCGTGGTCACGGAGATCGACCCGGAGACGCAGGAGGAGCGGGAGATCCACGTCCCGAACACCGACCGTCTCCGCTGGCACGAGCAGGCGGGCAAGGACATCGCGCTGCACGCCATGATCACCGGTGCGAAGGCTCCGGCCCGTGTCGAGGTCTCCGCCTCCACGCAGGAGCTCAACCAGATGGTGCACGTCATGCTTCAGGCGCAGGGTGCACAGGCGGAGATCGAGGCGAGCGTCTGGGATGTCGATGAGATCCCCGAAGAGCACGAGAGGACAGACTGATGGGTGCACTCGAAGACGCATATGCTGACCAGCAGTTCCGGGAGAGGATTCGGCGCGACCCACTGCTGCGCGAGCAGCACGAGCGCAACCAGCGGAAGATCGCTGCAGCACGGCGGACGCGACTCCACTCGTTCGGTCTGGCGGGCGGGCGGCGCTGATGTCCAGGGGCGGAGCGGACTGGCGCACCGTCATCATGGATCAGGTCACGGTGCGCGCTGCTGACGTCCGGGAGAAGAACCCCGGCGCCAGCAATGTCGCCCACATCTCCCGCGTCGGCTTCTCGGTCGACGCCCACCGGTTCCTCGTCCAGGCCGCCCGGACTCGGCACATCTCGATCGCCGGGTACATCCGCCGCGCTACGCTGGCTCGTGTTGCATACGATCTAGGGCTTCCGGCCCGGGATCTCTTCGCGCTCGACGTCGGCATCATGCCGATCGGGCGGAGTGGCCCAGCCTCGAAGGATCTCGACGGGAAGCTCTACGGCTTCTGGGAGGTACAGTCCGATGAGCAACATCGCTCTGGATGAGGACTCGGTCGCGCTGCTCCGGCGGATCGACCAGCTCCCCGAGAAGGACAAGGCCGAGCTCATGGCTCGGCTGCAGCGCAAGACCGGCGCGGATCGCCAGGTCTGGTACTGCCGACGCGGTCGCTCCTGCGACGGCGAGGCGCACGAGGGTGCGCCGTACAAGCATGCCCGCGGCGACCAGTGGCCCCCGATGGGGTCGGACTGGGATATCTGGTTCTACATGAGCGGCCGAGGCGTCGGGAAGACGCGAGCCGGATCGAACTGGACGCGGCAGGTCTCGAAGCGCACCGGTCGTGTGGCGCTCGTCGGCCGACGTGGAACCGACGTCCGCCAGACCATGATCGAGGGTGACTCGGGTCTGATCCGCGCGTGCGAGCTCGCGGGCGAGACCTGGGAGTGGAAGCCGGCACTGAAGGAGTTCACCTTCGAGAACGGCGCGAAGGCGTTCGGCTTCTCCGCGGAGGAGCCTGAGTCGCTCCGAGGCCCGGAGCACGGTGCCGCCTGGCTCGACGAGCCCTGCCACATGGATCTCATCGAGGAGGTCTGGTCGAACCTGAACCTCGGCCTCCGTCAGCCGGGTCTCCCCGGCGGCGCGAAGATCCTGCTCACCTCCTCGCCGCTCCCGATCCCGTGGACGAAGGAGCGGATCAAGGAGGAGGGCACCGTCCTCGTCCAGGTGCCCACGTCGGTGAACCTGCACAACCTCGACGAGGGATACAAGCGCCGCGTCGTCGACCCACTACGCGGAACCCGCAAGGGCCGCCAGGAGCTTGACGCCATCCTGCTCGAGGATGTAGAGGGCGCGCTCTGGGAGGCCACCTGGCACCAGCGCAAGCTCTTCACCCGCGAGGAGTGCGAGCGTGTCGTCGTATCTGTCGACCCCGCGGGCTCCGACAAGAAGACCGCCGACCAGACCGGTATCGTCGTCGCCGGCCGAATCTCCGAGGACGAGTACGGCGTCTTCGAGGATGTGACCGACCACTACACCCCGGCCGGGTGGGCGATGAAGGCGATCGAGATGTACGAGAAGTACGACGCCGACGCGATCGTGCTCGAGCGCTACGGCGGCGACTCGGCCACCACGATCCTCCGCAACACGCGGTACAAGGGCCGGAAGTTCAAGGGCAAGGTCGTCGCGGTGAACGCCCGCGTCGGCAAGAAGACTCGCGCCGAACCGATCTCCGGCCTGTACGAGCAGATGCACGTCTGGCACCTGACCGGCGCCGACCTCGCCGAGCTCGAGCAGCAGCAGCTCACCTGGGTGCCGGCCATCGCGAAGGACTCCCCTGACCGTGTCGACGCGCTCGTGTGGGCGCTCACCGACCTGTCGAAGCAGCAGCGCGCCGCCGCCTCTGTCGGCGTCGCGCAGGGCACGCTCCGCGCGGCCCCGCAGAATCACTCCCCCGGATCGAACTACGCGAGAAAGAACTGGAACCGATGATCGACGTCACCTGGGAGACTCTCCCCATGATCGTGCTCACCATCCTCACCGCGGTGCTCGGCGTCGCCCGCCTCACCCGGGTCATGGTCTACGACGACTTCCCGCCGACGAAGTGGTGGCGCGAGAAGTGGGTCGAGTGGACGGACGGCACCGGCTGGCAGATGCTCTTCATCTGCTGGTGGTGCCTGTCGTTCTGGGTCGCTCTCGTCTGCGTCGGCTGGTGGATCGGGGCACTCTTCGTGCCCGCCCTCGGTTGGGCGTGGTGGATCTTCTGGGGTGCGCTCGCCATCGGCTACATCGCCCCGATGATCATCGTGCGTGACGAACCCGCCGAACGCTGATACGCTCTCCCCCATCGGCGAACATCCCCACGGTCGTCCGAGTTCCTTCGCAGAGCGTCTGCACCTTGAAGCCCCCGGCTCCCCAGGCCGGGGGCTTCGTGCTGTACGCTGGCGAATGACTGAGACGGAACCTGCTTATCGCTCGCTCCTGAAGCCAGAAGCGCCGCCGTAGAGCGGCGCTTCTGTGTGCGAGGCTCTCTCGCCAGCTATGATGCCGCCAGAGCGTTTCGCCCGGGAACGCGCGCGATGTGAGGGGTCGGGATGCCGCGTAGAGAGCGGACAGTTCGTCCGAGGTCGATTGTCGCCGCGGCGAAGAACTACACCATCGGGCGATCCGATGAGAAGATCTCCGACTCCCGCGTGCGCAACGGCGAGGAGTGGCAGCGGGCCGGATGGGACTTCTTCGACACCATCCCGGAGTACCACCAGGGCTGCACGATCGTCGGCTCCCTGCTCTCGCGGGCGAAGCTCGTCGCGCTCGAGAAGGGCGAGGACGGGACGTGGGCCCCGACCGAGAACAAGGTCGTGCTCGCCGCGCTCGACGAGCTGTACGGCGGCGACGAGGGTCAGGTCGAGATGCTGCGCCGCTTCGGCATCCACTTCACGGTGGCCGGCGGCGGGTATCTGATCGGCCCCGGCGACGAGGATGATCGCGACAACCCCGATAAGTGGATGGTCGCGGCCAGCACGGAGGTCTCGAAGACCGGCAACACCTGGAAGGTCAACGGCAAGAAGCTCGAGGGCAACCCCCTCGTCGTCGAGATCTGGAAGCCGCACCCCCGTAACCCGAAGAAGTACGACTCGCCCACGCGGGCGATCCTCCCGATCCTGTCCGAGCTGCTGCAGCTCACGAAGCGCGTCGCCGCGCAGATCGACTCCCGCCTCTTCGGAGCGGGCCTCCTGCTCGTCCCGGCCGAGACCAGCTTCCCCGCCGCGCCCGTGCGCGAGGTCAACGTCGGCGAAGCCCCCAGCATCCGCGACAGCGTGCAGCCCGGAGATGCGCAGGGTCTCGCCGACCTGCTCTTCCACCAGGCGCAGCTCGCGATCGCCAACCCCGAGTCGGCCGCCGCCATGATCCCCGTGATCGGCGAGGCTCCCGGCGAGTACATCGGCAACGTGAAGCACATCACGTTCTGGTCAGAGCTCGACCGCATGGCTCCGAAGCTCCGCGAAGAGGGCATTCGTCGTACGGCGCTCGGCATGGACATGCCCCCCGAGGTGCTGCTGGGCAACGCCGGGTCGAACCACTGGAATATGTGGCTCTCCGACGAGAACAGCGTGAAGATCCACGCCGAACCGCTGCTCAAGATCCTGACCGCGTCCCTCACGACCGGCTACCTGCGCAACGCCATCGACGGTGAGGAGGGTGTCGACGACGCCAACCGCTTCGCCATCGGCGCGGACACCTCGCAGATGCGCCTCCGCCCGAACCGCTCGAAGGAAGCGCTCGAGCTCAACCGCGATCTCAAGCTCTCGGACGCCGCCGCGCTCCGCGAGAACGGCTTCGACCCGGCCGACGCGATGGACGACGACGGCATCCGCATGGCCCTGCTCCGCAAGGTCGCCAGCGGATCGACGACGCCGGAGCTGGTCGCCGCCGCGCTGCGCATTCTGGGCGTCGCGATGCCCGAGGTGCAGGACAACCGGCCCCCCGCCGAGGCGCGTCCCGACCCGACGCTCGAGGATCACCCCACGCGCGACATCCCTGACCCGGCATCGCAGGCCGCCGCGGTCGACGGCTTCGTGTTCGCCGCCGAGCAGATGCTCGATCGCGCGCTGCAGCGCGCTGGCAACCGCATGAAGACGAAGCTCGGGCTCAAGGGCAACGACCTGCCCGCGAACCGCATCTACACCGCGATCGAGATGTCGCCGGCCGACATCAACGATTCGCTGCAGGACGCATGGTCGTGCGTCTACGAGTTCGACTACGGCGTGGATGCCGACCGTCTCGGTCGCGCGCTCGATATGTACGCTCGCGGACTGCTGCGCAGCCGCCAGGCGCCCACCCGCGGCAGCCTGGCGAGCGCCCTGAACCTGCTGATGAGTACCCCGGAGGGCTGATGAACCCCGAAGAGTTCGCCGCGAAGCGCCTGGATCGGTTCCGGCAGGCCGACGACGAGCTCCGGGAGCTCGTTCGTGAGGCCCTCTCAGGCTGGGATGGGGAAGGCACGTTCCAGTCGGCTGACCTCGAGGAAGCGGTCGAGGTCATCTGGCTCGAGCACTTCTCGGCTGAGGCCCCCAGAGCCGACCACGAACGCTTTCTGCCCCGGTTCCGCAAGATACTCACGGACTCGCTGAGCAAGACGAGCGCTCCGACCGACAGCCCGCCCGCCGATTACGAGGTCGAGCGGATGACCGTGTTCCTCGGGACGCTCGCCGTCAACGACGGCACCATGCGGGGCGCTGGCGCGCGCGGCGTGAGGTTCAAGCGGTGGACAAGCATGCACGATCCGAGCGTACGGCACTCGCACGACGTCGCCGATGGCCAGGTTCGTCCCATCGGAGAGGCGTTCCTCGTCGAGGGCGTCGACCTGCAGTACCCCGGGCAGCCCGTGGGGCCGCCTGAAGTCTGGATCAACTGCCGCTGCGTCGTTCAGCCCGCGGCTGCGAGAGGAGATTCCGCCATGACCGGCACCACCATGACCCTGAGCGACGACTTCGACAGCCGATCGCAGTCTCTCACCGCCGCCGCGGACGACGAGCCGCACACGGGCGTCGGGATCTTCCTGATCCCCACCGAGGACGACCCGATCGTGGCCGCCTCGAGCGAGCAGGCGCACCTCACGACGATCTGGATGGGCGCGAAGGAGGATCTGAGCGTCGATCTCGAGGATCTCGAGCAGGCTGTGCGCCTCTACGCGCAGGATCTCGACGGGCCAGTGGTCGTTCCCGTCAAGGAGCGCGGCACTCTGGGCGACGAGGATGCCGATGTGGTCTTCCTCGAGCCGACCGAGTCGCTGCTGGCCCTCCGAGACGGCTTCCTGGTCAACGAGCCGATCACGACGGCGCACGCGGAGGCCGAGCAGTTCCCCGAGTGGACGCCTCACGTCACTCTGGGCTACCCGGAGACCCCCGCGGCCGGAGAGTACGATGGCGACGCGGTCACCTTCGACCGAGTGGGCCTCTGGATCGGCCCCGAGCAGTACAGCTACCCGATGGGAGGCGGCATGTCCGCGAAGAAGGGCGACCAGCTCGCCGCAGCACGCATGAAGTTCGCCTCGATCGTCGCGGCGGGCGAGGGAACGGGCACGATCGAGCTCGACGAGGAGATCGAGGACGCCGAGACGTCCGAGATGCCGGTCGACGAGCTCGAAGAGGGCGAAGAGGAGATCACCGAGATCCCCGTCCACGGTGTCGCGACCATCGAGGGCCGCGCGACCGGCGACGGGCGCGGTTTCAAGCTCAACGCGCTCGACATGGGTGCAATGCCGCAGCCTCTCGGCTACGAATACGTCTCGACGCACGGCGGCGACACCTCCCACGTCGCGATCGTCGGCCGGATCGACGAATACTGGCGCGAAGAGGTCGACGGCATCGCCGAGCTGCGCTGGAAGGGGGTCATCCTGACGACCAAGGAGTACGCATCGCGTGCAATCGAGTCGATCCTCGACGGCTCGTACACCGGCCTGTCCGTGATCGTCGATTCCGTCGAGCTGGACGTCGAGGAGGAGCGCGAGGAGCTGCGCGCCCGCATCCTGTCCGACATGGAGCGCGAGAAGAAGCTCGAGAACGGCGAGGAGGTCGAAGACGAGTTCGACATCGACCAGATCGTCGACATGATGGTCGGCGACGGCACGTTCCCGACCACGTGGTTCTCGCACGCGCGCGTCCGCCGCTTCGACATGGTGCCGACCGGCGCATACCAGGAGGCGTACATCCGCCTCGGCCACGAGTTCATCGACCAGATGACCCCGGAGCAGATCGAGGCATCCGCTCAGGCGCTCGCGGACTGCGGCTGCGGCATCTCGATCATCGCGTCGGCCGCGGACGGCTCACCTCTGGTCATCGACCTGATGGATATGTCGCCGGAGGAACTCGCCGCCTACGACGCGCTGCCGAGCGAGGCCGATCGGGAGGAGTTCGCCAAGGCGAACGGCCTCGTGCTGGCATCGGCGTTCGCGCCCGGGACGAAGGACGGCCCCGGCTGGATCACCCACCCGCAGGCCACGTCGCGCATCCGTCGCTACTGGGTCGAGGGCGAGGGTGCGGCGAAGATCGGCTGGGGCACCCCGGGAGACTTCAACCGCTGCCGCGCGCAGCTCGCGAAGTACGTCCAGAACCCCGAGTGGCTCGCCGGCCTCTGCGCGAACATGCACTACGAGGCGACGAAGACATGGCCGAACCCGGGCGGCAAGCGCGGAGACCTCGGTCTCGTCGCGTCGGCCGCGCCGCTGTTCTCGCTCGTCGCGTCGGCCGATCCGATCGACGCCAGCTTCTTCAAGCGCCGCGAGCTCGCGAACCCGCGGGTCGGCGTCGTCGTGGATGGCGACTCCGTCTACGGCTACATCGCCCAGTGGAACGTCTGCCACGTCGGCAACCCCGAGGGCCCCGGCAGGTGCACCCTGGCGCCGCGCTCGTCGTCGAACTACGGCCAGTACCGCACCGGCACCGTGCAGACGACCGAGGGCCCCGTGGCTGTCGGTCAGATCACGATGAACACCGGGCACGCTGGCGGCGAGCTCGCCTCGCGCGCCGCGGTCTCGCACTACGACAACACCGGCGCGGCCGTCGCCGACGTCGCCTGTGGCGAGGATGCCTTCGGGATCTGGTTCGCCGGTCGCATCCGTCCGACCGTGTCCGACGATGACCGCTTCGCGCTGGCCGCGTCGGGTCGACTCTCGGGCGACTGGCGCACCATCGGCGGAGCCTACGAGCTCGTCGCCGCGCTCGTCGTGAACGTCCCCGGCTTCCCGATTCCCGAGGTGTCGCTCGCGGCATCCGCCGACCTCGGCCCCACGTCGATCGTCGCGGCCGGCGTCATCTCCCCCGAGGAGGAGAACGAGCCTCTCGATGCAGAGGTCACCGTGCTCGAGGGGATGAACGCGCTCAGCGCCGAGGACATCGCCGGGATCGCCATCGCGGCGGCCGAGCAGGTCTTCGCGATGCAGCGCCGCCAGCGCATCACCGACGCTCTCGCGCCCGCTCGTGCAGCGGTCGCGAAGCACCAGCTCGCCGCAGCCCGTGGCGAGCTCGCAACCCTCGTCAAGGAGTAACGATGGCCTGTGCATGCAAGTCCGGCAAGAAGGGCGTTCCGGCCAACTGGGTAGTCACCCTCCCGGGCGGAAAGCAGAAGTCCTACGCCTCTGAGATCGCGGCTCGCGCCGAGGTCACACGGGTGCAGGGCGCAACTCTGACGCCGCCTCCTGGCGCGTCCGTTTGACAGCTGCTCCTGCAGGCGTGCATACTCACCTGCAGGAGCAGTACCTCACTTCCGACGTAGTCGGGTGATGATCAGGCCAGAAGGCTCAGTCGACCACACCCGTTTCCCATCTACCAGGGAGTGAAACCATGAAGTTCAAGATGCCCGAGTCCCTCGACGGACTCAGCCTCAAGGAGATCGCAGACCTTCACGCCGAGGCACTCGCCGAGGCCACGAAGCTCAACGCCATCGCAGACGAGAAGATCACCGACGACGAGAGCGCCGCTCTCATCGAGCTGGTCGGCCACGTCGGCACCCTCTCCGACCGCAAGGAAGAGCTCGAGACCGAGGCCGCGGCCAAGGCTCAGCAGCTCGCCGACGCGCGCGGCAAGCTCGCAGCCTCCGAAGAGGATGGCGGCGACGAGGACAAGGAAGAGGAGTCCGACGAGGACGCCGACACCGAGGACGCCGACGCCGAGGACAAGGTCGAGAAGAAGGAGCCGGTGCTCGCATCCGGCAAGAAGACCTTCGCCTCGAAGGCAGCCGCGAAGTCCCCCGGCAAGACCTCCGACGAGAAGCTCGCCGACGACCTGTCCGAGCGCTCCGGCGCTCTGTCGATCGTGGCAGCCGCCAACATCCCGGGCTTCAACTCGGGCCAGACGATCGAGGACTTCAACCAGCTCGCTGACGCCTATGCGCAGCGTGCGAAGACCTTCGCATCGGGATCGCGCGCCGGCCGCCGCGGCATGAAGTCGCTCGCCGACGCCAACTACGGCGGCACCGAGCTCACCTCGAGCGCACAGCGCTACGCTGTCGCGCGCCTCGAGAAGCCGGCCAACGAGTTCACCATCACCGAGAAGATGTCGGCGGAGGATCAGTACGACCTGATCATGCGCGCATCCTCGGAGAAGCGCCTGGGCAAGTCCCTCGTCGCCGCCGGTGGCTGGTGCTCGCCGTCCGAGCAGATCTACGGCTTCCTCGAGCTCGAGTCGGCCGATGGCCTCCTCTCGATCCCCGAGATCGCCGCACGTCGCGGTGGCATCCAGTTCACCAAGGGCCCGCAGCTCGGCGACCTGCTCCTCGAGGCAGACCTGGGCTGGACGATGACGGAGGCGCAGGCGGAAGCCGGCACCTTCACGAAGCCGATCTTCGACATCGAGTGCCCCGACTGGGACGAGGTTCGCATGGAGGCCGTGGGCTACGCGCTCCGCGCTGGCCTCCTGACCGACGCCACGTACCCGGAGCTGCTGCGCCGCTACCTGTCGCTGGCCATGATCGTGCACGCACGCCGCATGAACGCCACGACGATCCAGCGGATCTCGACGCTCATCGGTGCGGCGACCACGTTCGCCAGCGTCGGCACGACTCCCTCGGTCACGGCAGACCTCCTGTCGGCCATCGAGCTGAACGCGCTGCGCATCCGCGAGCAGTTCTCCATGCCGCTCGGCGCAACGGTCGAGGCGATCTTCCCCCTCTGGGTGAAGGCGATCGTCCGCTCCGACCTCTCGCGTCGCACCGGCGTCGAGAACATGCTGTCGGTCACCGACCAGCAGATCGAGGCGTGGTTCTCGCAGCGTCAGATCTCGGCGCAGTTCGTCCGCGACTACCAGGGCATCAACAGTGGCGCCGCGACGACCGCAGGTGGCACGGGCGCCTGGACGACCTGGCCTGACAAGGTGGAGTTCATGCTCTACCCGGCAGGCTCGTTCGTCCGCCTGGCCACCGACGTCATCGACCTCGACACGGTCTACGACACCGACAACCTCACGAAGAACCAGTTCCTCGCTGCGTTCTTCGAGGAGGGCTTCGCCGTCGCCAACACCGGCGGCGCGGGCGTGAAGGTCGTCGTGAACCTGCCCAACCTGTACGGCTCGACGGGCTTCCCCGGCGTCGGTGCAGGCGCAGGCGTGACGTTCGCCTCCGCATAAGTCCCTACCTGGGGGCCGCTGGCCCAGTGGCCCCCAGGTTCGACTCCATAGAGGAGGTGGGCATCGTGGCTGGCCCCGATATCGCTATCGCAGCACCAGACCGCACCGACCGTGTCGGCGGTCTCACGAAGGTCGCAACCTTCCGTCCCAACGATCGGCTCGGCGTTGCTGAGTCGGTCGTCTTCCAGTCGGACGGCTGCACCTTTCCCCAGACTGAGGCGAGCCGCTGCTACGCAGTGACGCCGCCTCCCGATAAGACCTTCGATGGCATCGAGATCGACGATGCCATCGGCGCACCGATCACCCTGTTCGCAGGAGTTTCCTGCTGGGCAGGCCCGGACGCCGACGAGCTCGAGCGCGCAGAGCGTGCGCTCGACGCGGGCCGCGACCGCGTGCTCGAGGAGCTGCTCGGCGCGTGGGGCCTCGGCGGCACCGCGCTTACCGCCGGTGGCGACATCGTCGGCGCGATCGCCGAGGTCGAGCAGGATCTCGACGACAACTACATCGGCCGGGGTGTGATCCTGATGAGCCGCGCGGACGCTGTGCGCGCGGATGCAGCGGGAGCGATCAAGGCGGGCGCTGACGGCGTCCCGTTCACGATCAATGGCACTCCGGTGATCGCCTCGGGGCGCGTCCCCTCCGGCGACGTCATCGGCCTCGGCGCGATCGTGGTCGAGTACACCGACATCGCATCCCGCGAGACCATCAACCCGACCGAGAACAAGCACTACGCGCTCGCCGAAGCGATCTACGTGCTCGCAGTGGACTGCGAGTACCGGGTCACCTCGAGCACGGGCGCATAAGGAGAAGATCATGGCACCTGCACGCATCCCTGAAGGCTTCGTCTTCGTCCGCCGCGAGGCCGGTCGGAACGTCGCACGTGAACTGTTCGAGGCGCTCGACACCGTCGATGGCGACCGCTTCGGCGACATCCTCACCGTCACCGGCGGCTACCACGTGGCCGAAGCTGTGGCCGAGGCGTGGACTGAGGCGCAGCCCGAGGCCGAGGACGACTCGACCGAGGACTCCACGGAGGACTCGACCGGCGACGCCGGCAAGACCGAGTCCACCGGTGACGCCGGCCAGACCGGCGACGCTGGCACTGGCGACGCGGGAACCGGCGACGCCGGCAAGACCGAGCTCGAGCCGCTCCCCGTCACCGCGGAGAACACGCACGACGAGATCGACAAGTACGCGGGCGAGCTTGACCCCAAGGTCGAGTTCCCGGCGAACACGAACAAGGCCGACAAGATCAAGCTCCTCGAAGAGGCGCGTCAGCCGAAGTCCAACCCCGCCGAGTAATCGGCAACGACCACGAATAGGAGCAGGACATGGCATCCAAGGGCTTCACCGCCGTCAAGGGCCGTCGAGTCCGGGTGACCCGGGTTGACGCCTGTGGTCGTCCCGTCTTCGGCGAGGACTCGCAGGCCGTCTCGAAGGGCGTCATCTCGGCGGCCTGGACGGCGAACACCCTCGAGTCCGACGAGATCAACCAGACCAACTTCTCGGGAGAGCGCTGCATCTACGAGCCGTCCGAACCGGAACTGACGGGCTACACGCTCGAGCTGCAGTTCTGCGAGGTCGACCCGGAGCTGTTCGCGCTCGTCACGGGCCAGTCGGTCTACTACGACGGTAACGGCGATGCGATCGGTTTCTCGATCAGCACCAAGGTGTCGCTGAACGATCGGGCATTCGCGCTCGAGATCTGGGCAGGAGCCCCCGCCGGGGACGCCTGTGCAGACCCGAACGCGCAGGGCAGCTTCGGCTACTTCCTGGCCCCGTTCCTCAAGGGCGGCATCCTCGGCGACTACACGATCGAGAACGGCGCGGTCACCTTCACGGTGTCCGGTGCCACGACTCGTGATGGCAACCAGTGGGGCGTCGGCCCGTACAACGTGATGCTGAACGGTGGCATCGCAGGGCCGCTCACGCGGGCGCTCACCCCCGACGAGCACAAGCTGCTCCTCTGGGTCAACGTGGCTCCGCCGGAGCTGTTCTACGGCACGCGCCCGCTGCTCGACCCCGAGAACACCGCAGTCGCCACGGTGACTGTGGCCGAGGGCTCGATGCCCACGGAGGCCGACATCACCTTCACCGGAGTCACGGCAGGCACGCCTGTCTGGGTCGACTTCGGGGACGGCGAGTGGGACTACGTCGAGGACGCGAGCCTGGGCAGCACGCACCAGTACGCCACGAACGGCACCTTCACCGTGAAGGCATCCACGAACGGCGCATGGGTCTCGGCCACTCCGGTCGTCATCCCTTTCCCGTAGGCCCTGGCTTCGGCTACGGTCACGGGCCATACGGGCACGGCCCATACGGGCACTGACCGAACAGCGGCCCCACCTGCAGCCACAAGCTCAGGTGGGGCCGCTTCGATCTTTCTGGAGAACATCATGGCTATCACCGCCGTCACCGCACCGCTTCCCGCCGAGAACGCCGATCCGTGGATCGCAGCTCGCAACCTGCTCGACAGCCAGCTCAAGGCCACCGCCAACGCTGCTGCCGCGCTCGCCGACGCCAACCAGGCCGCGCTCGCCACCAAGGCGGACGGGAGCGCCCTCACCGCTGGCCTCGCCGGCAAGATCGACACGTCTCAGCGGGGCGCAGCCAACGGCGTCGCCACGCTCGACGCGCAGAGCAAGCTCCTCACCAGCCAGCTTCCGGCGCTCGCGGTCACGGAGTACCTGCAGTCCTCGGCGAACCAGGCGGCCATGCTCGCGAAGGTCGGGCAGCAGGGCGACTGGACGATCCGCACAGACCTCGGCACCGTCTGGGTCATCACCGGAGCCGACCCGACGCAGCTCGCCTCGTGGACGCAGTTGGGCTACCCCTCAGCGCCCGTCACCACGGTGAACGGCTTCTCCGGGATCGTCGTGCTCACGGCGGCCGACGTGGGAGCCCTCTCGCTCACGGAGTTCACCGAGTACGTCGGGAACTCTCTGGCTGCGTTCGAGGCGCTCGAGGCGGTCGTGGCGACGAAGGCGGCCTCCGAGGATCTCACCGCGCTGCAGGGCACTGTCACCGCGCTGCAGGGCACCGTGAGCACTGTGGCCGGCGATGCCAACAACGCCTTCACCACGGCACAGGCTGCGCAGACGACGGCGGACGCCGCCATCCCGGAGTCTGACATTGTCTCCGCTCTCGGAGATACGGGCGTGCTCTACGGCGCAGTCATCGCCAACGGTGCCACCGTGCCCGCCGGCTTGCCTCCGTACGCCGTGGTCATCGAAGCGAGCGCCTGATGGTTGCCGCCGACCTGACCTCGGCACCCATCCCCCAGACGACACAGGGCACAAGCGTCACGGTCGACTGGACTGGCATGGGCGCGCAGAACGGCGACGTGCTCGTGATGTTCGGTCGCTCGCAGGGAACGATCCCCGCCGACATCACACCGCCCGCTGGGTTCACTCGGATGGGCACCACGGGCACCGTCGGCGCTGGCGACCGGTTCCAGGGGATTTTCACTCACGTCGTCACGGACATCGCCACCGATCCGCTCGTCTACACGTTCACCGGGTTGGCGGGCTCGTCCAGCCGAATCACCGTGGCGAAGGCGATCCTGCGTGGGGCAGACCTGGCGCATGTCAATGATGGCGGCCTGCTCTACCGAGCTGACAACTTCCTTCCGTCTGTGGAGGCTCAGGCTTATCCGTACACGGTGTATGCCATGTGGGGTGGAGAGTTCACCGCAGGCAACTCGGTGGTGCCAAACGATCTCGCAGGATGGGAGGTCGTGCTCGTCGCTCAGGGTACAGGCGTAGCCATTGTCGCGAACGATGTCACCACCTCGTCGCGCACGGGCATCATCATCCTCAAGAAGGTCGTTCAGTCCGCGGGGTCACTGACCGTTCCTGCGGCCTCTCTGACGTGGCCGGGTACGGCGAGCTCTGCCAAGTCATCCTCGTGGATCGTTCGTGGTCAGAGTGCAATCACTCCGGTCGGACTTCCCGTGAAGCTGGGCAACGGCGCGGCGGCGCGTCTCTCCTACCTCGACGGGGCAGGTGTTCGCAAGACTCCTGCTCGCGTGTCCCTGTGGCTTCCCGGATTCGCCAGTCCCGAAGCGTTCAGCGCCGTGGCGGGGGCGACGGCGGCGCACCGGGGAGGCTCACTGAATTTCCCCGAGTACAGCGAGTACGCCTACGATCGCTCGGTGCTTCGGGGCTACCCGACACTGGAGTTCTCGTGCGGATTCTCCAGCGACAATGAGGTGTTCGGCTTCGGAGACCTCACGCTCGATCGCATGGCGGGCGTCACGGGGGACATCGACCCACGACTGCTCACCTGGGCAGAGATCAACTCGACCTACCGGAATGTCCTGCGTCCGGTGGCACCAGGCGTCACCCAGCCCTTCTACCGGCTGGAAGACTTCCTCGCGAAGTACACGCCCACGCACGTCTGCCTCGTCGACCCGAAGTATGGGTGGTCGAACGCGGCACGGGTGTCCGCGATGCTGGACATCTGTGACGCCAATGGCGGCCCCGAGAAGATCGTGATCAAGTTCGACAGCCCGCTGACGGTGCACACCCTCGTCGACGCAGCGCACGAGCGCGAATACCTCACGATGAACTACTGGGGCACCGAGATCGACAAGCTGAACACCACCCACGGCACCGACCGGTGGGACTGGATCGGGGTGCGCTACGACGCCGACCAGGCGATGTACGACGCGGCGATCGCGATCGGCAAGCCGGTGTGGGCGGCGGTCATCCCGGATCAGGCGGGCTACAACCTCGCGATGAGCCGCGGTGCCGACATGGCGATGATCTCGGGCGTCGCCGCTGTCACGCCGGTCAGGTGACCGGGTATCCTTCCGAGAGGAGAGGACGACCATGAGCATCTGCTACCCATCCGTCACCGACTGGGGCTGCGCGTACACGGAGGATGAGCTGACGGCGATGCGCGCCGACCCGGTCAAGGCGGCCGTCATGCGGCGCTCCGAGGCCCTGGCCTGGTACTCGCTCGCCTCCCTGACCGCGTTCCAGATCGGGGTCTGCCCCACCACGATCCGCCCCTGCGCCGCACGCTGCGCACCGGCGGGCTCGTGGATGGAGGCCCCGGTCGGCGGCGCGAGCACCGCGGGGCTGCCCCGCCAGAGCATCGGCGGCGTCTTCACGCCGTACGTCACCGGCGGGATCTGGGTGAACGGCTGCGGCTGCTCGCCCTCGAGCTGCTCCTGCTCGCAGCTCAGCGAGGTCATCCTCCCCGGCCCGGTTGGCGGCATCGAGAGCATCGTGCTCGACGGCGAGATCCTCGACCCGGCCACATACCGCGTCGACAACGGGAACCGCCTCGTCTCGCTCGTCGCCGATCGCCCCTGGCCTGGATGCCAGGACATGCTGGCGAACGAGGGTGAGGGCACCTTCCTCGTCACCTACTACCGCGGCGCCGCGCCGAACGAGATGACCCAGTTCGCCGCTGGCATCCTCGCCTCCGAGTTCTACAAGTCGTGCACGGACGGGAAGTGCCGGCTGCCGATCGGCGTGCAGAAGGTCGTCCGCGGCAACGCCGAGTACACGATCAACGTGTCGCTCTTCGAGGGCGGCCAGACCCGCATCCGCGAGGTCGACGCCGTGATCAACATCTACAACCCGTACAAGCTGAAGAGCGCGCCGCGAGTGCTCACGCCCGAGGCGCACACCAATGGCGCGCGCACGCGCACGTGGGGTGGCTACTGATGGCCGAGATCCAGGACGACACGAAGATCTACCCGATCCTCTCCGAGCTCAGCGCGTGCCTGTGCAACGAGGTGGGCGAGCGGAGCTGCTTCTGCGGGATCATCGTCGGCAACGACATCCCCCTCGAGTACGCGGGTCTCGAGTGCGAGAGCCAGGTCGGCTACGTACGCCTGATCAGCGCCTACCCCTCGGTCGACTTCCCGGAGCAGGATGCCACCGCGAGCTGCGTCTCGCTCATGGCCTACAGCATCGCGGTGGGCATCGTCCGCGTCTGGGACAACACCGACGAGGATGGCGGCCCGCGGGCGGCGGAGGACGTCATCGAGCTCTCGCGCCTGATGCTCGCCGACATGGCCGTGATCCGGCGCACGATCCAGTGCTGCTTCGGCGACAAGTTCGAGGACATCGAGTACATCGTCGGCGCGTACACCCCGCTCTCGGGCGTGCAGGGCGTGGCCGGCGGTGAGCAGCTCGTCACCATCCAGGAGCGGTTCTGATGGTCACCATCATCACCGTCTACGACGGCACGATCTCCCGCATCATCAAGGTGGGCGAGGTCGACCGCTGGGCTCACGGCAAGGCGAAGAAGTACGAGCGCACCGCGAAGGCGATCGCGCCGAAGCGGACGCTCCGCCTGGCGAACAGCCACCGCACCGTGCAGAACCGCAGCGCGCTCGGGCGATTCGAGACCGGCTTCTACGTCGAGGTCACCGCGCCGTACGCGAACTTCGTGCGCCGAGGCACTGGCATCTACGGGCCTGCTGGCCGCATCATCACGCTGCCTGGCGGCAAGGCGATGGGCCCGCTCCCTGGCAGCCCCCGCTTCATCCGCTCGTCGCGCGGTCAGCGCCCGAATGACTGGCTCGAGAGGGCCCTCCCCTCCGTGCTGTAGCCTGAGCCTGCTGCACCAAACGGAAGGAGAAGCTGATGAGAGAATTTCAGCTCGCGGCAGAGCGTGACCAGCAGGAGAAGGAGCTCGGGGAAGAGACCGTCCTCGAGTTCGCACTCGGAGAAGAGACGTTCCGGGCGAAGCTCGCGACGCCGGGGCAGTCCAGCCTCGTGATCGGCGCGTTCGGCCAGAACGAGACGCAGGCGATCCAGGCGGTCTACAAGTTCCTGCGCCGCATCCTGCTCGACGATGGCTACCGGCGACTGACCCGGATGGTCGAAGAGGACAAGGTCAGCTTCGGAGTGCTCTTCGGGGGTGACGACAACAACGACGGCGGCATCGTGGACTGGATCATCGAGGAGTCAGCATCCCGCCCTACCCGACCGTCTACCGAATCCTCCTCCTCGCCAACCACCGGTGGACGGAAGTCGACGGGGCGCTCGCCGGGTCGGGGATCGACCCTTTCGGACTGAATCTCCGTCAGTTCGTCAACTACGTCTACACCTGGGCGCTCAACCGGGTGAACGCGGAGGACGCCCAGCGTTGGATCGAAGACATGAATGATCCATACTGGGGTGAGAAGCGGGCCATCGACAATGTGCCCCAGCGCGTGATAGACGACGAGCTCGCCGCCTTCGGGAAGGCATTCGGCTCATAACCCAGGAGGACGAGCGTGGTCGCAGAAGTCGCCGCCAGAGCCAAGTTCGTCCTCGAGGTCGACGGTAAGAAGATCCCCGTCGAGGTTCGGAAGTTCGCCGACCAGGCTGCGGCCCAGGGTGACAAGGCGGGCAAGGACTTCGGGGATCGCTTCGATCGCGGTCTCACGCCTCGGATGCGTGAGACCGCGAACCGTCTCGGCCCCATGCTCAACGACGCCCTCTCCATCAAGGGCGATGTCCTTCGTCGCAACGAGGGGCTCATCCGCACGTTCGGGAAGAACAGCGGCAGCGTCTTCGATCGGCTCGCCGACCGGATGACCGCGTTCGGCGTCCAGTCGGAGGTCGCTCTGCGCAACGCCTTCGGGCGTGGCGGCGACGCGATGCGCGACTTCTGGGACGGTCTCGATAAGGACTCGAGCCGGCTCGACAAGCTCAACCTGAAGTGGGGCGATCTCAGCCACAACGCGAGGCAGTGGACGCTGATCATCGGCGCGGTGCTCGCGGGCATGTCGAGCCTGGCGTCCCTCAGCTCGGCGGCCGGCGCCGGGATTCTCGCACTCGGCGGCGGCCTCTCCGCTGCCGTGCTCGGGGGTGGCGCGCTGATCGCCATCTTCTCCGTGCTCGGGAAGGACATGGCCGAGCTGTCGCCCCAGATGCGCGGCGTCGCGCAGCAGTTCCAGGGCTTCAAGAAGTCTCTCCTCGACACCCGCGACGTGATCGCGAGCGCGGGCTTCAAGCAGATGCCGAACACATTCGAGCGGCTCGAGAAGTCCGTCGTCGGACTGCGCCCTGCATTCGCCAACCTCGGCACCGCAGCGGGCAAGGTCTTCGACAACTTCTCTCGCGGGCTGCAGGTGGGCTCGGCCGGATTCACCGAGGTGAACGGGCTGATCCAGAACGCGGCCAACAACTTCCCAGCTCTCGCGAACGCCGCGGGCACCTGGACGGTCTCGCTGATGCGCGGCATCAATAAGGCGAACCCGCTCGTGCAGCAGATGATCGGCTACGTGCAGACGCTCGGCGACCGGTTCGACGCCTTCACCCAGAGCGACAACTTCGACACCTGGATCGCCAACAGCACGGTCACCTTCAGCCGATTCGGCGAGCTGCTCGACGCCACAGGGCGCGCACTCAACGACCTCGTCACGCCCGAGGCGATCGTGCGGACACAGGCGTTCCTCGGCAACCTGACCGGCTTCATGCCGAACCTCTCGAAGCTGCTCGACATCCTCGGCCGACTCGACGTCTTCGGGCTCGCCGCGCAGCTCCTCAACGACTTCGGCAACGCGCTCATGCCGCTCGCGAAGCCTGCCGCCGATCTGGCGGACGGACTCAACGACGTCGCGTCGATCATCATCCAGCAGCTCGCGAACTCGCTCGGCATCGTGGCGAAGCTGACGGCCCCGCTCGCGCAGGGGCTCGCCGACGTGATCGACTCCATCCCGCCGAGCATGCTGCAGGCCATCGCCGCGGGCGTCCTGGCCGTCTCTGGCGCGTTCGTCGTACTGAAGGGCGCGCAGGGTATCGCTGGCGCCGTGGGCGGCATCCAGATGTTCGCCGGGTGGGCGGGCAAGGCCGAGACCGCGACGGGCAAGTTCGCCACCGCACTGCGCGGCGGACTCGGCAAGGCGGGGGCGGCCGGCATCGCGATCGTCGGCGTGCTCGCCCTGGCTGACGCGCTCGGCGAGTATGGCCGCGAGCTCGTCGGGCTCGAGGACATCTCGCGCAACCTCATCGCCCAGAACGCCGACTTCGCTGAGTCCTTCGCTCAGATCAACAACGCCTGGAGCCCGATCGCGGGCAACCTGACGAACGACTTCGACCTCGTGCTCGACAACCTGAAGGGCTTCGATGCCTTCTGGTCGGGCTTCGTGCCGAACTTCGGCGGCGGTGCCGAGAACATCTTCAACGACGTGTCGAGCCTGAACCGCGCGCTCACGGAGCTGGACACCCCGCTCGCAGCGCTCGCGCAGCAGAGCCTCCCGGCGGCATCCGACCAGTTCCGTGCCTGGGCTGAGCAGATGGGTGCGACGGACGAGCAGATTATGACGATGCTCAACACCTCGATGCCTGGCTTCAAGGCCGAGCTCGAGGCGGCGAGCCTCGCCAGCGGCAACCTCGCCACCGACCAGAACCTCGTCGACCTGGCGCTCGGCCGCACGAAGATCCGCGTGGACGACCAGGCCAAGGGGCTGCACGCGCTGTCTGGCCAGACGCTCATCACGGGCAACTCGGTCGAGGATCTCACGAACAAGATCCGTCTCCTCGGCGAGCGCACGCTCTCCTCGCGCGACGCATCGCGCAACTACGAGCAGGCCATCGACGACCTCGAGGCGAGCCTCGCGGAGAACGGCAAGACGCTCGACATCACCACGGAGCAGGGTCGCCGGAACGAAGCGCAGATCGACCTCCTCGCCGAGGCGACGATGCGCTCCGCGGACGAGACCCGGAAGATGACCGGCGACCAGGACAAGGCGAACGGCATCATCGCTCAGGGTCGCGAGGAGCTGATCAAGCAGCTCGGCGCATTCGACATCACGGGCCAGGAGGCCGAGGACTACGCCGACAAGCTCGGCCTGATCGTGCCCGAGGTCGACACGCAGATCAACACGCCTGGCCTGCAGGCGGCGAAGGACGGCGCGTGGGTGCTCGAGCAGCAGATCCGCCGCGTGCCCCGCGAGTGGAGCACGACTTTCACCTCGTACAACCGCGTCGTCGGGCCGACGTTCCCGAAGACCGCCATCGGTGGAACCTTCAACGGAGCACAGGCTCGCATCATCGGTGAGGCTGGCCCGGAGGCCGTCGTCCCGCTGAACCGGCCGCTCGGCCAGGTCGACCCTTCGGTGCGCTGGCTCTCCGCCATCGCGCAGGGCAAGGGCGTCCCGGCGATGGCCAGCGGCGGCGTCGGCGGCACCGGTAAGTCCGTCGTCATCGAGGCGGGCGCTATCGTAGTGCAGGGCGCGGAAGATCCGCGCCGAACCGCGATCGAAGTCATGGACGAGATCGCGGATCGCATCGGCAGCTAGGAGCAGCGCATGGTGTACGAGGGCTACCTCCGAGTCGGAGGTGTCGAGGTCGTCAACACCGAGCGAGCCAGGGGCTACACGCGCACGTCGCCGTGCCCCGTCTGGTGGATCGACGACGCTGTTGCCTGCCCCGGTCTGGCCGAGGCGGTGGGCGACCAGCCCTACATCTACGAGAACATCTCCGAGGCACCCTGGTATGACCGCTCGCTCGCTGCGCTGTCGAGCCGCTTCTACGGTGTCGTCGGCCTGCGCATCGACGGCTTCTCGGACTCGACGCGCGCGACCTCGAGGACGGAAGGCGTCACCCCCGGTGGCTCCCTCGGCGCGACGCGCAAGGGGATGCGCGACGTTCGCGTGCGCGCGACCCTGATCGCAGAGGGTCTCGACGCCCTGGACTACGGGTCGGAGTGGATGAGCTCGGCGTTCGACGGCGGCTGCGGTGTCCACTCGAGCGGCTGCGGCCTCATGGACGCCGACGTGCTCACCGCATGCCCCCCGCCCCGCGGCGAGGTTCCCGACTTCACCGAGTGGGAAGAGACTCGCCGTAACCTGATCGCCAACCCTGCCTTCCGCCAGAACACGGCCACGTGGTCGGCCGCAGCAGGTGGTGGGGCCGTGGCCTCGATCGAGCGCCAGGTCGCGCAGCCTGGCCTCGACATCCCGACCGAGCACTTCGCACGACTGACCTACACGACGACGGGAACGTGGTTCCGCGCTGCAGCGAACACTGACGCCGTCACCCCGGGCCAGGAGTACACCCTCTCCGCCTGGCTGCGTGGTGCACCCACCGCCGGGAACTTCCGTCTGTTCATCCAGTGGAAGACCTCCGGCGGATCGCTCGTCGCCGAAGTGTCGTCGCCGAACGTCAACCTGGGCAGCAGCTTCTCCCGGGAGAGCTTCACCGCGGTGGCCCCAGCCGGCGCCGCCTACGCCACGATCCAGTACGGCCGATCGTCTGCGCAGGTCGGCGACTTCTTCGACGTGGCCGGCGCGCTGTTCGAGGAGTCGTCCACGCTGCAGAACTACTTCGACGGCGAGACGCCGGCCACGAGTAACCCGGTCGTCCAGCAGCGGCACTCGTGGGTCGGCACGGCTGACGCGAGCTCGAGCATCGAGGAGAGCCGCTACTCGATCACCCGCCCGCGCACGCCCGAGGAGTACGCCCTCATCATCAACGCGCTGCGGCGGTACGTGCACGACGTCGCGGTGACTTCTGGGCCCATCGTCGTCGCCACCTACAAGTCGAAGACGGGCAACTTCTACAGCCGCGAGGTCGAGTTCACGATCACGTCCGAGCGCGCCTGGGTGTACGGCATGACGAAGGAGCTGACCCTCGCCCCCTCGCTGCCGACCGTCATGGAGGACACGCCCTACAACCGCATCCCGTACCCCAGCGCGGAGCTGGGGGCGGGCAGCATCGTCATCGCGAAGAACCTGGCCGATAACCCATCGGTCGAAGTGAACGCGACAAACTGGTCGACCACCGCGACCGTCGTCTCTGGCTCCAGCCCCAACCCATACCTCACCGGTGCACGGTCGACGGAGCTGGCGGCTGTGGGCACGGCGAGCTACCGTTCGCGCATCCTCGGGAACGGCTCCACGCTGGTCTCCGGCGCGGCGTTCCTGTTCGCGCACAATGACGTCGCTCTCCCGGCGGGCACGGGCCGACGCATCTCGCTGAATATGTGGGCGGCCTGCATCATCGCTGCAGGAGGATCGAGCACGGCGATCCAGTCGCTGCAGGTGCGCTACGACTTCCTGAACAGCGGCGGCTCCTCCATCGGCGGCGCCGTGATCTTCGGCACGGCTGCGGCTGACGAGCTCGGTGGAAACGCCTACTCGATCACTGGCGTCGCAGTCCCCGCCGCCGCCACCTCCGTCCGCGTGAGCGCGGTGGCTCGTGTCGACTGGGCATCCTCTGCGACGGGCGGGCAGAATAGCGACATCCGCCTCTACGCAGATGCGCTGACGGTGAGCGTCCCATGATCTCGAACGGAGTCCTCCGATGACTGTCATCGCAGCCGCGAACATCGGCTCCGGCGGAACGATGTTCATCGACGACGACGGTACGTACATCCGCTACTACCTGAGTCAGACCGATCCAGCGACGAACATCGGCAGCCCCGGCAAGGATTGGGCGCTGACGCTCAACGACGTGCCCAGCAGCGGCAAGTTCACGTGGCCCGCCGGTGGCGGCACCCGCCTGATCGCGGGCCCCGGCCAGGCGAACTACACGCAGGACGTGATGTTCTCGATCGGTGCGACGGGCACCTCGGGCTTCGGTAACGGTGGCACGATCTACGGTCGCGTGAACAGGGGCACGACCCCGAACGCCCCCACCCCGGTCACCTACTCGAACGTCACGCACAACTCGATGCGCCTGGCGTGGACGCTCGCGGGCGACGGCGGCCTGCCGATCGACCAGATCCTCCTGCGCCGCTCGCTGACCTCAGACTTCGCGAGCTACGTCGACTACCCACTGGCGGCGAACGCGACCTCGCACACCGTGTCGGGCCTGAGCCCCGACACTCTGTACTACTGGCGCGTCTTCGCGCACAACTCGCGCGGCTTCTCCCCGCCCAGTGGCACGACGTCGCGACGGACGGCGAGCGTGCCCGATGCACCGGGCACCCCGTCCGCGTCGAACATCACCGCCAGCTCGGTGAAACTGACCTGGACGCTGCCCGACGACGGCGGCATGCCGCTCACCGAGATCCTGCTGCGCCGCTCGGCCACTGCGGACTTCGCCACCTTCACCGACACCATCCTGGCGGCGAACGCGACGACGCAGACGGTCACGGGCCTGCCCCCGGGGACGACGAACTACTGGCGTGTCTACGCTCGGAACGCTGCGGGCTACGGCCCCGCCAGTGGTGCCCGCCAGGCGACAACGCTGGGCACCGGAGCCCCGACCCTCGTGCTCACGCGCGCGGACACCACGGCCACCGCGACGCTCTCTCGTTCGTCGGAGACGACAGGCTTCTCGAACTACACCCTGCAGCGGCGCGTGGTCGGCCAGACGGCAGTCGTCAGCACCGACTCGCCGCTGGGCACGATCAACCAGAGCGGCCTGAGCGCGACGACGCGGTACGAGTGGCGCGCATCCGCTGTGTACGGCTCGTACCGCTCGCCGTGGACGGCCTGGATCTCGACGCCGGCCGCGCCGACGACGCCGGTGGCATCCGAGGTCACGCCGACTTCGATGCGCCTCTCGTGGACGCGACCGACCGACAACGGTGGGTCTGCGATCACGCAGATGGTGCTGCGCCGGTCGACGGAGTCGGACTTCGCATCGTTCACGGACATCCCGCTCGGGGCAACCGCGACGAGCACCGTCGTCACCGACCTGACCCCGGGCACGGTCTACTACTGGCGCGTCTTCGCGCGCAGCTCGGTCGGCTACAGCCTGCCCTCGTCGACCCGCTCGCAGTCGACGCTCCCTGGCTCGGCCCCGGGACTCACGGTCACGGCTGCCGTCTCGGGTACCTCGAGCAGCGCGGTGATCACCCCTCCGGGCGGCGCCAGCGGCTACACCAAGTTCACGCTGCAGCGCCGCCGCGTCGCCACGTCGACGGTGACCACGCTCGAGTCTGCGACGAGCCCGATCTCGAGCACCGGCCTCAACCCGGGCACGCGCTACGAGTACCGGGCCTCGGCCTGGTTCGGCACCTACCAGTCGCCGTGGACGAGCTGGATCGCCCTCACGCAGCCGAACCCGAACACCGACCCGGGTGCCTACTTCGACGGCAACACCCCGAACAACTCCGTCACGACGTACACCTGGACGGGCGCGGCGAACAACTCCACCACGGAGGCGACGAGCGCGATCCCGACCGGCTGGGCGACTTTCGCTGAGTCCAACGGCTCGTCCGGTGGAACCGGTGCTGTCTTCCGCGCGGCCGGCGGCGCGAACCGCAGCTACTCGGCGCGCGCCGTCTTCTTCACGGATGCGACGGCGGCAGGATTCGCCTTCGGCACCGGCGGAGGCTCGGCCACCGCGGAGGTCGGCGAGGGTGTCGAGTACGTCGGCTCGCTCTACGTCCTGCTGAGCAAGCCGCAGCGGCTGCGCGCGCTGATCACCTGGCACACCGCCGGGGGTAGCACGATCAGCAGCTCCTTCGGCGTCGCGGAGGTCGTCGGGGCGGGTGCGTGGAAGCGTCTCGTGGTCACCGCGACCTCGCCCGTGGGCGCTCGCCAGGCGCGAGTCCGCGTGCAGGACGTCACCGGCACGGGCTGGTCGCTGTGGCTCGGCGGTGACTGGATTCAGGCGGACGCCGCGATGCTCTCCGTGCAGACGCTGTACCCCTACTTCGACGGCAGCACGACGGACACCTCGCAGTTCAACTACGAGTGGACAGGTGCGACGAACGCCTCGGCGTCGCTGCGCCGCGATGTCCCGCAGGCTGAGGTCGATGCACTGCGCGACCCCGACTGCGACCCGATCCCCGGCGCACCGCAGCCGCCGCAGATCGAGACGAGCTGTGTCGACGAGATCGGCACGTGGCGTCGCTACTGGGCCGTCATCCCCGAGGAGGAGGTGTACGACTGGCTGTCGGTCGTTCCCACCCTCACGATCACCACGGGTGCCGCGGCTGCGCGCCAGGTGCGTATCCGCTTCTACCAGAACCCGCTCGACCTGGCCCCCTCGGAGGCTTCGGCGCTGCCGATCGAGTCCGAGCAGGTCATCACGTACATCCCGCCACGCACGGTCATCACGCTCGACGGCGTCAGCGAGAGTGTGTGGGCCGCGGTGAACGGTGGCGACGACGAGTCGGCGGATCACCTTCTGGTGGGCAGCAACGGCGCTCCGGCCCAGTGGCCGGTACTCTCGTGTGGAAGCGCCTACCTCGTCAGCTTCGACACCCCGCTGGACGCTCCGGTTGGGAATGTGGTGATCGGCGCTTCCCTGACCATGAGGACTATGTGATGATCCCCCGGCACTGCACCGTCCACCACGCTGTGATCTACGACCGTGGCGGCAGTCGCAGGCTGGGGGAGATCAAGCGCATCAGCGAGATCGAGTGGACTCGGGATCGTGATGGCGTCTCTGAGGCGTCCATCACGATCCAGGGCAAGGGCGACTGCGACTCGCAGCGCTCGTTCATCCGCAAGCTGGCCGAGAAGCGTCACGAGCTCGTGATCTTTCGCGGCGATCAGCGCGTGTGGGAGGGGCCGATCTGGCGGATCAGCGACCTCGGCGGAATGATCCAGATCTTCGCTCGCGACGTGTGCGCCTACCTCTTCGGCACGATGCTCTCGAAGGACTGGGACAACCGGAAGAACGTCGTCCCCATGACTACCCGCCTCGGCGGCATCATCGCGTACGAGCTGGCCACCACCCGCACCGGCCGGAAGATGGGCGGCGGCACGGCGACGCTCACGGCGTGGGAGTCGCTCGACCCGCCCATCAACGTGCTGCCCCACCTGCAGGTGCATCACTTCCCGAACGAAGCCGAGACGGCGGCGTACACGCGCGCGTTCTCCACCACGGTCGGCGCGTACATGGCGAGCGCCGCTCGCCAGTCGGGTGTCGACTTCACCGCGGTCGGCCGCTCGATCCACCTCTGGGACACGTCGCGCTGGATCGGCCAGATCCGCACCCTCACCGAGGCGGACTTCTTCGGCAACATCATCGTCACCGGCTATGGCGCCGACCACACTCAGGCGGCCTACTCGACCGGCCAGGAGGGCGCGTACGGCGAGGCGATCAACACGGAGAATCTCGAGTTCTACGGGCCGTGGTCGACCTCGTACACGCCGTACAACGAGGAGGGCTCCGAGGCCCCCACGATCGGGGCGCTGAACTCGCAGGCTGCGCGCAACGCCTCCGGGCGCTCGCCGGTGCCGGTCGAGGTGCGCGTCCCTGACAACTCGAGCATCCGGCTCGGCGACTCGCTCAGCATCAACGACCTCGTCCCCGGCGTCCGCGTCCCACTGCTGGCCACGCTGAACGCGCGCGCGCAGAACCAGATGCAGAAGCTCGATCACCTCGTGGTCACAGAGACCTCCGAGCGCGAAGACGTGAAGATCACGCTCAGCCCCTCCAATCGCTCCGACTCCGACGTGGAGGAGTGACATGCCTGCTCCCACCCCCCGCACCGCCCGCGCGCGCGGCGAGTCCATCGAGGAACGTCTCCAGTCGCTCGAGTCGCGGCAGTGGCTCGCACCGCAGCGTCTTGCCGGCGTCCTCTCCGGGATCACCGACGCGAACGAGGTGAGCGGAACCGGCACCTTCTGGATCTCATCCGTCCGCATCGGCTTCCCGGTGCCCACCCTCAACAGCCCCGACCCCACCCAGAACTACACCGTCGAGCAGCATGAGCTCGACAGCGGGACGCGGTATCAGATCGCCAGCCGCATCGGCTCCCCCGCCTCGCAGATCTACACCGAGCGGTGGACGCGCACGCGCACGGCGGCCGGGGTGTGGACACCCTGGAGCGTCCTCAGCCTGCCGACGAAGAGCTTCACCCCCGTGGCGGCCGGAGGGCTCGTGCTCGGGAACGGCAGTATCTCGGGCAGCTACAGCGTCGCAGACGGCCTGCTCAAGGCGCGCATCGTGGTGGTGTGGGGATCTACGACCGCCATGAGCGGCAGTGATATCCAGTTCGAGCACCCGCCCATCCCGTACTCGGGAGGGACGATCGTCGCAGGCATGGGCCGCATCACGGACGCCTCGGCGAACATCAACTACTACGGGTCGGTGCTCGTCAACAGCTCGAGGGTCTACCTTCGACCTCTCGGCACGACCGAGGTGGGCGCAGCGGGCGTCATCTACACTCGAGAGTTCTCCGCGACCGCCTCCGTGCCGTTCGTCTGGGCGTCGGGAGATTCCTTCGGCGTCGACTTCGAGTACCCCATCCTCTAGGAGCAGAGCATGTCTTCAGCACAGGTCATGTCCATCATCGCGAGCGTCAGCGGCGGTCACAACGGCGAAGTCCCCGGCCGCCAGATCTTCGTGGAAGTCCTCAGCGACACCGAGGCCGTCTACTCGCTCGTCCACTGGGACACCACGACGGATGCCCCCCTCGTCCCTGAGGTGAGGGAGCGCTACGCGCTCACGCTCACCGAGCTGCCGCCGCTGCCGGTCGAACCGGAGGAGCCGGCGGCCACCGAGCCGCCTGTCGAACTGCCACAGGCCGAATAGAATGCAGATCTGGGGTGGGCCGAGAGGCTCACCCCTTTTCGTCTGAGGAGGGAGGGCGCTGTGGAGTGGATCGCGTGGACGATTGCCATCACCGGGCGGGTGATTGCAGAGGTCGGCGGTGGCAGCGGCGGCGGAGATCCCAGCCTCGTGATCGACCTGATGGACATGCAGTGGTGGCAGGCCATCCTCGCCGTCGTCGCCGCTCTCGGCCTCTCGCCGGCGCCCTGGGTGCTCGGGCTTGCCGCCGGTAAGATCCAGTTCACCGGCACCGCCGAGGCCATCTACGAGAAGCGCATCGCGGAGCTGGGGGAGTATCACGCGAAGGTGCTCGAGGGAGAGCAGAAGCGCTACACCGACCTGCAGGCGACCGCCGTGAAGAGCGAGAACGCCGCCCTGAAGAACGAACAGGCCGTTGCGATCGAGCGACAGAGAGCCGATACTGCGACTGAGGCGCTCGCTGAATCGACAGATGTCGTCCGCATGGCCATGCACATCGTCCAGGAGCTCCGACAGGCAGCCCAGGAGGTGACCCCGAGTGGAGAGTGAAGAGGTCGAGCAGCGTGCCGACCAGAACCTCGAGACGTCGGTATCGAAGGCGCGCACGGGCGCGATGGCTGTGCAGAGATGGAACACCGTGCTCCACGAGTTCCGCGGCATGTATGAGGAGAACGGCTTCGGGCGTGACCTCAAGAAGATAATGATGATGTCTACGAGGGAGTCCTGATGGTGCCGCAGTGGGTTGCAGAGATGCAGACGAGCGACTGGCTGATGTTCACGTTTGCGGCTCTGCTGCTCTTCTTCGTGCTGGACTACGGCACGGGCACCCCGTGGTGGAAGGCTCCGGTCAGCGGCTTCACCTTCGAGTACGGTCTCAGTGTCCTGGCTCTGATGAGCCTGATCATCTATGGCGTCATCTTCGGGCAGCGCGTGGAGGAGTGGGCGCGTATCCCTGTGATGCTCGGCCTCTGTGTCGGAATGATCGGCAAGATCGTCGTGCTGAAGGTGAGTCGGCACGAGGGGCGGATCGAACGTCGAGCGAGACGTCTCCACCTCGAAGGGGTATCCTCGGCCTCGATACCCCCACTGGAAGGAGTCCCCCTCATGTCCACCCCTGATGTCTCCCTCGAGGAGATCAAGGACGTCTCGACGATCTGGTTCAAGACGCAGCGCGTCCTGCGCAGCATCGTCGGCACGCTGATCTCTGCTCTTACCGTCTGGGCCGCGCTCACCGCGATCTTCCCGCAGGTGCTCGCCGAGCTCGCGACGATCCTCCCCGGCCCCGCGATCGTCTGGCTCACCGGTGTGATCGCTGCGATCAGCGCGGTCGCCGGTGCGATCAGCCGCATCATGGCGATCCCGAAGGTCAACGCCTGGCTGACGAAGTGGCTGAACCTCGGCTCGATCCCGAAGCAGAACATCTCGGCGAAGAGCAACCCCGTCAACGGCAACGTCGTCGTCACCGTCGAGCCTGACCGCAAGGCGCTGCGCAATGGCTGAGCACGGCGGAGTCGACGAGGACGAGATCGGCTCCGTGCCGTCCCCCATCCCCAACAACGAGCTGGAGGATGTCGATGGGCGTTGATGGAGCCGCCGCCGCACAGGCGATGCTCCGCTTCAGGACGTGGCGCAAGGGCCACTGCCTCGAGGCGGTCTGGGCTGCCTACAAGGCGGTCGGCGCGCGCGCCACGACCACGGCGGGCACCGCGACGGACGGCTGGTATCGCTCGGCCGGCAAGCATCCCGGCGACCGCAACCCTCCTGCCGGCGTGCCGGTGTGGTGGGGCCCGAAGCGCTCGAGCGCAGCGGGTGACGTCGTCATCTCACTCGGCGGCGGTCGCGTCGTCGCAACCGACTGGCCCTACAACGGGGTCATCGGCATCACCACGATCGACGCACGTGAGCGCCAGATCGGCCGCCCCTACTTCGGGTGGACTGAGGAGATCCTCGGTCAGCCCATCGACTTCCCTCGCTCTGGCGGCGGCGGACTGTACCCCCCACGACCTGTCTCCGAGGAGGATGACACCATGCTCGCACTTCTGATCAACGGTGCACACAAGTGCACCCTCGACACCGGCAACTTCAGCCACATGATCCAATCCGACAACCCGGATCGGATCAAGGACATCATCCGCGGCGACGACAAGTGGGTGCCGACCACGACCACGGAGCTGCCCGTGCTCCTGAAGCGCTACGCCTGCGACCTGAACATCTGGGACATTCGCAATGGTCAGTTCGTCGTGCTCGACCCGCTCGACAACTCCGTGAAGTCGGGCAACACGTGGTCGGCGGTGAACGCGGCTCGCTCCACGCTCGCGCGCATCGAGATCACCTCGGCCGAGACGGCGGAGTACGTCGAGAAGCTGTCGAAGATCCCGGATCTCATCGACGCCTGACGCCCGGACACAGAAAAGGCCCCCAGCCGATACGGCTGGGGGCCTTGCCCTTGCGCTCCCGAGATCACCCTAGCGGCATGCGGTGGATCTCGTCGATGATCGGCTCGCCGGCTTCGGGGCCACGAACATCGTCGAGGATGCGCTGCACAGTGGTGCGCCCTGCGCTCTTCCCGCCGAGGAGTGGAGCGACGGGGATACCAGCGAGAGCAGCGACCGCGAGGTCGTGCTGCCAGGGGGTGAGTCGAAGGCCCATTCGGGCCGCCGCGGCGTCTACCTGCTCAGCGGCCTCTGACGGCGATCTGACGGCCTCGACCCCCATCTGGCTAGGGTCACCTGACCCGGGGCCTACGAGGAGCACGGCGCTACCGGGACGCCCCAGCGGGCGGGCATTCCCGTCGTAGAGCAATCCCACCTCCTTGCCGAAGTGCTCGAGAGACTTCGAGGTGTGCACAGCGGCCACTCCGAGGGCCTTGAAACCAGCCCCAACATCCCGCCAGGTGCGCCGGGACTTGCGGATCGCGCGCCCCTCACGACGGCGACGGCTTGCTCTTGCTCCCATTGCCCTTCCCCTTCTTGTCTTTGACCTCCTGCTGCTTCGCAGAGCGGACGAACTTCTTCATGGAATCGACGGCATCCGTCGCCCCGCTCCCCCGGGCGAGAGTCGCTGCGGCGTTGCGCTGCATGATCTCGCCCAGGAGGGCGTGGCCCTTGTCCGTGAGCCGGTAGACGGCGGGCTTGGGAGGCTCGGTCTTCGAGCCCTCCGTCCACTTCGCCACCTCGGCGTACCCGTCGCGGAGCTCGTACAGCTCCGCGACGGTCGGCGTCGGCTCGCCTGCCGGGTTGATGTGCGGGATCACTGGCCGCGATCTCGAGCTCGGGTCAGGATCTCGCGCACGCTCCCGCCATCCGCGAGCTCATTCACGAGCGGCTCCATGCAGGTGCTGCACACGGAGAGCCCGAACACGACATAGCCCGCCGTGGCGATGAGGCGGTGGCGCAGTCGGCAGAGGATGCAGTTCATGCGAGCAGCTCCTTCGCATCGCCGACGTACTTCTCGTACGCCGTGGTCTCGGCGTCGAGCAGCACGTACGGGAAGAACACCTCGGGCAGCGTGGTCATCCCTGCGTCGATGATCGCGAGCTGCGCCCGCAGCCAGTCGTGCGCGATACGCCAGGCGACGCGCGCCGCGTGGTCACGGGTCTGATACCGCGGGGGCACCCGATCCCGCTTCAGCGTGGCGTGCACGCCGTCGACACGGATCGGCAGCCGGAACGGGCGCCAGCCGTACTCGGTCGCGATGACGAAGCTGAGGCCGATCGTGAGCCCCTGCTCGTCCATGTCGTGCGTGATCGACCGCGCGCCTGCCTTCGCCAGCAGCTTCACGATGCTGTCGACGGAGGAGCGCACGGTCACGGCGGTGGTGTAGTTCGCGATCGCCATCATTTCTCCATGCCCAGTCGCTCGCGGATCTCCTTCATCTTCTCCGAGATCCAGTCGTCGATCACCTTCAACCCCGCGGCGCCGACGCCCTTCGTGTTGCGGCGTTCGGCCATCGTGTCGGCCATGTACGCCTGCAGGTTTGCGGTGCGCTGCTCCTCGACCAGGGCCAGAGTCGCGTGAGCGACGGCGGCCGTGGAGTCGGCGAGCGCCTCGGCGGTGTCAGGGTTCGTGCGCGCGCGCTCGAGGAAGAACGCGGCGTCTTCTCTGTGGGTGTTCATCGGATCTCCTTGTTCGTGCGGCGGCCCAGTTCGGCGAGCAGGGCCTCAGTGGGGATGTCCTGCACCCGCTGAGGGCGGAAGGTCATCGAGTGGAGGCGGTGCAGCTCCCACGGCTCGAGCTTCACCGATGCGAAGCGACCGTTGATCCGCTCCGGGTCTTCATCCACCATGCGCAGCTCGAGCAGGAAGTCCCGATCCTTCTCGATCACTCGGACGCGGCATCCGGTCTCCGTGGTGAACTCCTCAGACTCGGCCATCAGCGCTCTCCGTCCCAGTCGCAGTCGACGCCGCCGCCAGAGGAGGTGACGCAGAGCACGCTGCCGCCGCCGGGGATGTCGACCTCGAGCGGGGTGATGGCGGTGCCCGAGGGCAAGACCTGCTGGCCACAGCCAGCGAGGCCGATCGTGAGCAGCGCCGCGACGGCGGCGACTGCGATCTTCTTCTTCATGGGTTCTCCTTCCGAGAGGGTTACAGTTCGCCGTTGCGGCACATCCGGAGGATGGTTCGCAGCGGCACTTTCTGGCGGATGAGCTTTTTCACGGCGTTGCCGCCGCGGCGGTTGCACGGGCCGCAGGAAGGGCGGATGTTGCCCCGGGCGTAGGTACCCCCGAGGACGCCCGGGATGATCCGGTCGGCCTCGAGGGTGGAGTACAGCAGCACCGTTCCGCACGAGTAGCAGAGGCAGGTGATCCCGTCGCCGAACCAGGAGAGCATCCAGCACTTCCGCTTCCGGCGCTCGGCCGCGCTGCCGCGATCGTTCGAGTTCGACGTGCCTCGACGCAGCTTGCCCGAGGCGTCCCGGCTGCTACCCACGACCGCGCCATTTCTGACGCAGCGTGAGCGTTCGGAGGGACTCGATGAGGTGCTCCTCCATCGCGTGAACGAGGAGCATGTTCTCGACGCTCTTCATCTCGAGCGGCACGATCGGGATCGTCCGATCAGACTCCCACTCGCAGTCCGGGCAGACGACCTTCCACTCGCGGCGACGGAACGGCCAGCGCCCCACCTTCACGACCTTGCTGCCGAGCCGTGGGTGGAGGCGCTGCAGCGCTGCCTTCTCGCGCTGGGTCGCCGTCTGTAGTTCGAGGGCGCGGAACTCGGCCATCAGAACGCCGATCCGATCCGTGCCCGCCGGCGCACTTCCTCGAGCGCGTCGTCGAACGCGAGCAGGTGCGCGCGCTTCTCGTCAGGGCTGTCGATGGGAACGCTCGCCCACACCTGGCGGAGCACGTCGAGGATCACCTGCGCGTCGCCGCGCTGGCTGGCCAGGAGCATCATCGCTGTCATGGGCACCGAGATGTTCGGCACCGGGTTCAGTACGGCGACCGGGTCGGTCATCGACCGGATCGACTCGTACTCAGCGACACCGTCCGCCGCCACCATGTGCAGCGCGGTGGCCACCATGCCGTCGTGCATGATCGCGTTGACAGCAGCAGCATGTACGCCCTGCTCGCTCCACGTCATGCGACGAGAGGTCGGGTTCACGTACCCGGTCACGTCCATGACGGCGCGCGCTGCAGCGTCGCCGACGATCTGTGCCAGCCGCTCGCGCGGCATCAGCCTGGTGTCCATCAGTCCTCCTCGAGGATGTCGTAGGTCTTGCGGAAGATCCCCGGCTTGCAGGGATAGAACTCGCCCTCCACGCCGCGGATGATCACGTCGCCGGGTGAAGCCTGCATCGTTCCCTCGAGCGTGTCGATCGTGATCAGCTCGGGGAGCGTGGCATCGGCTTCCCGCCAGCGAGCAGTTCCACCCATCTCGAGCACCCAGTTGATCACCGGGGTGGCGCTCGCTGCCCCTCCCGGCCACACCATGAACTCGATGTCGACGGGCTTCTTGCGCGCCTTGCGCACTACTGCGTTCATCACATTCCCTTCGTCAGGTTCGCGCGCCATTCGGCGTCGCTGTCGTACTGCGAGGCCCGCATCTTGTCCAGGCCGGGGTTGCCGGTCAAAATCAACCCGGGTCGATTTGGGTCGTACTGCTTCTCCTCGGCGGCGAGCTCCGCCTCGGTCGGCCGGAAGACCACGCGGCCGAGGCCGGAGGTCTGCTCCTGCTGCTGCACGAAGTCCGCGCGCGCTCGCTCAGCCTCCGCTTCGACGGCGGCATCATCCGCCTCCTGGTGTTCGACCGCGCGCTCGGTGTGCTCGGCGTGAAGCTCGGGCGTCTCCTCGACGGTGGCGACGACCTCGGCCTCGACTTCGACCTCGGGGTCATTCGTCTCGCCGTCGTCGTAGCGCGTGCCGCACCCGTTGCAGGTGTACTCGTGCTCGCCGATCTTCGTGAAGACGTTCGTCCCGCACTCACAGCGGTAGGTCATGTCACCGATGGTGATCATGGTCTGCTCGAGCGTGACGCCGTCGAGGTTGGCCTGCGCCTCGACCTCGTCGGGCCGCAGGTACGCGCCCTCGTCAGGCTCGACCAGCTCCTCGGCGACGGACTTCTCGTGCGCCTCGGCCACCTGCTCCTCGGTCACGCCCGTGCGCCACGGGAACTCCTGGTCGAGGATCATCTCGATCAGCATGGGGATCGTGCCCTTCGCCTCGGCGTCGAACGCCTGCGCGATGAGCAGCAGCTCCGGCTTCCGCATCGCCTTCAGCGACTTCGTCCGATCCTCGACCTGCTCCTCCGGCGTGCGCTCGCGCGTCGCCTCGTGGTGCAGCTTCTCGAGCGCCTCGTCCAGCGTCGAGTCGATCGTGCGCGGAGTCTCCGTCGCGGTCGTCTCGACGACGTTGATCTGAGATCCGCCGCGCACCCACGTGACCATCCGGCCATCGGGGAGCACGCCCTCGATGCCCTTCAGCTCTTCGCGCGCTGCCTTCTTCATGCCCTCGCCGAGCTTGGACATCTCGCGGCCTGCGATGTAGCGCTCGACCGTCTTCGCGTGCTCGGCGCTGATCCGGTTATCGGCCGTCCAGTCCGACCCGCCCCAGCAGTGCTGGCGGCGCGGGCACATGACCTTCGGGGAGAAGCAGTAGCTCGGCGTCATGTCGCGCAGGTGGCCGATGACGACCTGCTGGCCGCCGCTCTTCTCGTAACCCTCCTGCGCGTGCACGACCTGGCTGAGACGCATCTGCCCGATCTCGTAGAACATCCGCAGCTCCTCGTTCGTGACGACGAGCGCCACGAACTCCTGGTACGCACCACCGCGGTCGTAGAAGACGAGCCGCGCCTCGGCGTCGTCGTCGAGGATGCCCTCCTGGATCGCGCCCGAGACGTAGATCGAGAGCTGCACGTAGTAGTGCAGCTTCGAGATCGTGGAGATCATCTTGTCGGTCAGCTCGTAGCCGCCGTCCGCCGTCTCGATCTTCTTCTGGAACAGAAGACCCTCCCGCCAGATCGACAGAAGGGTCTCGATGGCAGAGGCGTTCTTTTTCAGGTCGTAGAGCACGCCGCCCATGTCGTTCGTCGACTTCAGGTCGGAGACCTGGCCGAGCTCGATGAACAGAAGGTCGATCGCGCCGGAGATGTCGACCCCGAGCTGGTTGAAGTGCGCAGTCACGCGCCGCTGCGTCTCGGCATCCATGCGCTTGCCGAAGATCTGCTCGAGGTCGTCGCCCATGATGGAGCCGACGTGGGCGGCGGTCGCCCAGTGTGTCTCCGGCTCGCTCATGGTCTCGGGCTCGAACAGCCCTGCGCGCAGGAGCTCGCGGCATCCGCCGATCTCGGACGGGCCGATCTGCACCTGCTGGTTGCGCGGCTGCGCGTTGCGCTCGGCGATCACCGCCTCGAGCATGCGCTGCTCGAGGACGGTGTCGCGGCGGATCTGGGTTCCGATATTCTCGGCCATCACTTCCCCTCCCCGGCGGCGACAACCATCGCGTCGATGTCCTCGAACAGCAGCGCCTCGTCGCTCATCTTGCTGACGAGGCCGACGATCGGGCCGGAGTAGCTCGTCCGCAGGACGTAGCACTCCTTGCCGACGATGTCCTCCCACTTCCCGAAGGAGCCGAAGAACGAGACGAGCATCTTCACCCAGGGGAACAGGCGCTCGGGGGTGTCGGCGAAGCGGTGGCCGGTGCCCTGGCCCCAGGCGTCGCCGACGCCCTGGAAGTTGACGTTCACGGAGAAGATCCCGTGATCCTCGTAGCCGAGATGCGTGCTCTCGACGCGGGCGAGCTGGGCCTCGTACTCGACGCCCTTCAGTGTGATCGTGGTCTTGCGCTCCATCAGCCCTGTCCTTCCTGTCGGTTCTCGTCGACCTTCAGCCCTTGCTGAAGTCGCTGCTGCATGGCGGGGCTCGGCCCCTGCTGCTGGCGGGCAGCCTCACGGCCTGCCGCCTGTGCCTGCTGCGCCTGCTCGAGCGGCATGTGATCCTGCGGCGGCGGCCCCTGCTGCTGGTTCTCCTGCTGGGGCGGCGGCTGCGGCGCGTTCTGCTGCTCCTGGGTCGGGATGGGCGCCCAGTCGTAGAGCTGACCCGGCTCCTCCTGGATGGTGTAGCCACCGTGCACGTCGAGCGAGCCGCCGTCGTAGAGGCCGAGGCCGAAGCGGTCACCGAGGTTGATCAGCGCGCGACGCATGGCGTACGAGTCGACCGACGTCAGAGCGAGCGCGTGCGCCTCGCCGCGGTCGGGCTGCGGCGCGTTCTGCTCGGCGTGCACGCCGGTGAACGATGCGACCGGCATGCCCCACAGGTCGCGGATGTTCACCGTGACCTTGATCCGGTAGCCGACGCGCCAGTACATCTTGTTCACGTTGTTGCCGGTGCCGGGGGTCTCGTACTCGTACATGAGCACAGGCTCACCGGCGTCGATGTCCCAGTTGCCGTAGCCGAAGATGCGGTTCATCTCGGCGCGCGCCTGGTGCTGCGACAGGTACGTGAGCCGCTGCTTCGTCTCGACGTGGGCGGGGTTGATCGCCTTCACGAGCTCTTCGATCTGGCGGAACGTCAGCATCCCGCGGCCGAGCTCATGGGCGTACTGGATGTGCGCCGGGGGCTTCCTCGGGCGGCGGTACATCGGCTGGTTCATGGCTTCTCCTTCCGTTGCCGCCTCATGTAGGCGGCGTTGCGAGTGTTCTTGCAGGTGCGGCACCGGCGGCGACCGCTCTTCTCGACGATCGTGTTCGCCTTGGTGTACTCGTGGCTCTTCGGGCAGTGCGTCTTCTGGCTGTTCGCGATCCCGGCATCCGGCTTGCGGCGCGAGTCTCGTAGGCAGGTGAGGCAGCGGTATCCGCGGCTGTTCGGCGGGGCCTCGTTCCCCTTGTAGGCGTGCCCCTTGTTGCAGTGGGTGCGCGTCGACTTCCGGGTGAGCGGGATGCCGAACAGGTAGGGGTTCACGTTGCGGGGATCGTCGCCCTCGCGCCTGACCATCCGCTCGTGGTAGCCGAGCGGGCGGATCATCACGTTGTGGAGATGGCGGTGCAGGTCGATCGGCAGACCGTCGACCAGCACTACCACTCGGCCGCCCTTGCCGTAGGCGTGATCCGGGAGGATCGTCGGCACGGTTGGGTCAGACTCGATCGCCGCGATGATCTTCTGTTCGATCTCGGGCGTGAGGATCATCCGACTTCGATCCCGTCCATCGCCTCGAGGGACGCCTTCGAGATCGTCTTCTCGACCGGGTATCCGCGGAAGCGCGATGCCATCGCGGCGAGCGCGAGCGCATCGGACTGGTTGTCGTCGAGGATCTCGACGTCGAGGTGGCGGCGGATCATCGCAGCCATGACCTCCGACTTGCTCGCGTTGCCCTTCCCGGTGGCGTACTTCTTCGCCTTCTGGGGTGTGACCTCGACGACCGGGATCGTCTCCTCGAGCAGAGTGTCGACGACCTTGCCCCACAGCCACGAGCGATCGTGGTGCGAGCCGGTGGTCTGGCCTTGCGCGGGCGACTCGATGAACGCGATGTCGGGGAGGCGCTCGAGCGAGAAGACCCGCTTGATGATCTGATCGTGGAGCTGCTGGATGCGAGAGACCCGCATGTAGAGCGGCTCGCCCTTCTTTCCCTTGCGGCCGAAGGTGCGGGCGGTGCCGATGGGCGGGCCGTCGTCGAAGACCTCGAAGGATGCGACGCCGGCCGCCGTGAGACTGAGGTCGAGGCCGACCGCGAGCGAGGTGAGGGTCACGAGAAGATCGCCTTGCCGAAGCGCATGAGCGCATCCTCCATCGCGGAGAGCGCGAGGCTCTTGTGGCGGCTGTCGGCGATCTTCTCGTTCGCGTAGACCGCGATGCCGGCGAAGGCGTCACGGAGCTGCGCCTGTACCTCGAGCTGCTCGTCGCTGGGTCGACCGTCCTGCGCCGTGAAGAACCGCCCGCGGATCTCCTCGGGGGTCTCGCGTCGGCTGCTCGTGGTGTCGCTGTTGAGTGCCATCATGTCTCCTTCCGATTGGTGATGATGGTGTGGACGGGGGAGGACTTGAACCTCCGACCTGGGCGATATCGCGCCCCGCTCTATCCGACTGAGCTACCCGCCCGAGGGCCGCACCACGCGGGGGGAGCGTGGTGCGGCCGGTCTGTCAGAACGGGGTCTGGTCGTCCCAGCCTGCGGCGGGCGCATCCCAGTTCTGTGCGGGCTGCTGGTAGCCCTGAGCCGGGGGCTGCTGGCCCTGCGGCTGACCCTGCTGGGGCGGCTGCTGCGCCTGCTGCTGCGGCTGCTGACCCTGCGGCGGCTGCTGGCCCGTGAATGGTGCCGGGTAGCCGCCAGCCTGGGGTGCCGGGTATCCGCCCTGCTGCGGGGGCTGCTGCTGACCCTGGGGTGCGCCGTAGCTCTGCTGCGGCTGGCCACCCTGCGGCCCGTAGTTCCCCTGCGGGGCCTGCCGCTGCTGCTGCTGCTGCTGGCCACCACCCGCCGTGGCGCGGTGGATCTGCGCAGTGGCGAAGCGGAGGTCGGCGCCGAACGCGACCACGTTCTCGAGCTGCATTCCGCCGGGGCGGAGGTTGCCCTCGCGGTCAGTCCAGTCGGGCTGCTTCTCGAGGTCGCCGTACGCCATGACGCGGACGCCCTTGCCGACCGAGGCTGCAGCGTTCTCGGCCTGCTGATCGTAGAGGGTGATGGACACGAAGGTGGCGACGCCATCCTCGTACTGGTTGCTGTCGCGGTTCTTCACCCGGGGGGTGTTCGCGACGGTGAAGCGGACGTAGGGCTTGCCGCCATTCTGTCCGTGCTTCAGCTCGAGGTCGGCGGTGACGTTGCCGACGACGAGAGTGGGCATTCCGAATGCCATGTGGATCTCCTAGACGTTGAGGTTGTGGGCGGTGGCAGCCGCGGATGCGACTGCCTGGGTGACGCTCTCGAGCGTCGGGTCTTCGTGCTTCACGATCTGCCGGTCAGAGACCGACCGGATCTCCGTGCTCTCGGGCTCATACTCGCGGCTCACCTCGGTGACCACGCCATCGCCCTCGATGCTCATCGAGACCCTCACGGCCTGACTCCGAAGTTCGCCAGCGAGAACGCCGTCGCGATGAGCGGGCCCTGCACTTCCTGCACCTCGGGGTCGGGCACCGAGTCGAGGGACTCGTTGACGTAGACCGTCGAGTAGTTGCCCTCTCCGTCCATCAGGACGACGACAGCGCCCACGATGTACTGGTCGTCCGGGATCTCAGTCAGGCTGAGGTATCCCGCGTTGCGCTCGTAACTGCGCTCAGCCACGTGCTCTCCTTCCGTTTGCGTATGACACTATCCTAGTGGGCCACAGGGTTATTGCAACTGGACTTGCGTGGTCTACGCAGGGTCGTGCGGAACCGCATCGGGCATGGCCGCTCGGGGATGAGCAGGGCCCACAGCGCCTCGAACTCCGCACCTCCCGCCCACCGGTAGCTGATCGGATCATCGACGCTGATCGTGACGAAGCCGTGCTGCGCCAGCCACTCCGCGCTGGCGTCGATCTCCTCGACCAGCATGTGCAGGCGGCCAGCCAGCGACGCCCGCGACGCCCACCCCTCGATGAGCGTGAGCAGCAGACCGAGCTTCAGCGCCCGATCGCGCTCGCTCACGACCGAACCTCCGCGTTGACAAGCCCGATCTCCTCTGGGTGGCGCTCAGCCAAGACTCGGTCGATGTAGATCGCTAGGCCAGGTGCCTCCTCCTGGATGAGCTCGATGATCTCGCGAGTGCGCGCGATGCCACCCCGGAGGCGACCCGCCTGATAGCCGTGGGCGAAAGGCACGCGGCGCATGCGTGCCACCGACGCTTCGACGCTGACCGACGCCTCGGTCGCCAGGGGATACTCGGCTTCGGCTGCCGCCTTCGCCTCATCCGCGACGCTCACGATGCCCTCGCGCCCACTGCGTCGATGATCTCGCGAGCAACCTCACGGGGATCGCCGTGCGCCTCGACGAGGATTGCCCCCGGCTCGATGGTGACGATGCGATCGACGACGCGAGCCTCAGGGGAGAGCCAGCGCGTCGGCTCCTTGATGTCCGTGATCAGCGTCCAGCCTGCCTCGAGCAGGGTCATGCACGTCGTCTTCGGGAGGCCGGTCGTGCGCGCCGCCTGCTCGGCCGCCGTCGCGAGCGTCATGCCAGCGCCCCGTTCGAGGAGATGATCGCGTAGGCGATCAGCGCGCCAGAGGTGGCGCCGAGGAGGACAGCGCCGACGACCACGCCGACGACGTCGTTCTTCGTCCAGCCCTGCTTGCGCGGCACGACCTCGACGGGGCCAGTGCGGGGATCGGTCTCGTTCACGACGACACCGCCTCAGTGGAATCTTGCATGATCTCTCTCTCCTCGTTGGTGGGGATGTCGGCGAAGATCGCCAGGGTGAAGACCGGCTTGTCGCCGGTCACGAAGGTCAGCTCCACGCCCATGAACGGGCGGTCGCTGAGGGTGAGGTGACCGCTCGGGCGGAACGGCGGGATGCCCATGCTGATCGGGTTCGCCTCGGTGATGTTCTCTGCCCACGCCTGCAGCTCGTCGCTCGTCGAGCCCGGGAGCACGATCTCCGCTCGAGGGTGCGGCGGCCGAGCGGCGCGCGGCGTCGACTCCGCCATCCAGACGCCGAACGATGGCGACGAGATGCGGCCCCGCCGACCGAGGCGGCTGATCGTCGAGCGCACCGTGGCCGGCTGCTCCTCCGGGAATGCGGCGATCACCTGCTCCGTGCGCAGCGCGCGGTGCTGCTTGAGCACATCGACGATGCGATCGGCGAGCCGAACGCTAGTAGGGCTGAGGGATGGCGTATCCACCTGTTCTCCTTCCGTAGCCGTTGGCACGCTGAGGCGTGTCGCAGGCGGGGTGTGTGCGGAAACCGTCCGCGGCGTTGGCAGGGTGCATGCGGAGGTGGCAGACCGGGCAGATCGGCCACCCCAGGGATTCACCTTCGAGCTGGCCCATGAGACCTCCTTCCGACGAGGTGTGACAGCAGGTGTGACGCGCGCAGGGGGGATGTGCGCTGTCACACAACAACACACTAGTGCAACTGTTGCAGTATTTGTTGCAGAGTGCAGAAGTGCAAAGGTGTGACGCCCCCAGGAGGGGGTGTCACACCTCGAGCTGTCACACCGGAGCGTTGACATCCGCTGACTGCTTCTGATCAGGCGTGACGGCCTGCCAGACGCCGTACGCCGGGGACGTGATCTTGCTCCGCTTCCCGAGCCTGCTGAGTGCCGCTCGCACGGCCGCGGGCTTCGAGTCGCCGAACTCCTTGATGACCTGCTCGGTGCGGATCGCACCACCGCCGAGCGACTCGATGTAGGCGAGCACCTCGTCGGCCAGGTTCGGCCCGCGGTCAGCGATCCCCTCGCGGGAGATGACCTCGGACACGTCGCGCTGCGTCTGCCCCTCCCAGACGACCTTGCCGACGCGGGCGTAGGCACCCTCGTCTGTCATCTGGTCGACGATGTCGAGGCGGAACTCGAAGCTCTGACCCGACACCCCGTAGTTCGACTTCTCGATGGTGGCCACCGTCGTCTGCGACTCGTCGTCACGGGCGAACAGGAGCAGGCATCGCGAGGCGTCACGGTAGGCGTGCGAGCCTGAGATCAGGTCGCCGGCAGCGCCCGTCCCACCCTTCTTGAAGTGGGCGATGGCGAGCACGCTGACGCCGAGCTCGGCGCCCATCTGGTTGAGGGGGTCGAGCGCCATGCGGACGTCGCGCAGCTTGTCGTTGTCGCCGCCCATCGTCGAGGTGATCGGGTCGATGATGATGACCTTCGCGCCGGTCTGCTCGATCGCACGCCGGATGAGCGGCATGTCTTCGGGCAGTCGCGGCACGGTCATACCCTCGACCTCCTTCGATCGCACGCCGAGCTGGTAGAACAGGTCGGTGTCGACGCCGTTCGCGTGGCAGCGGGGCCCCACGACCTCGGCGAGGGAGTCCTCGTGCGAGACGTACAGCACGGGCGTCGGCTTGCCGAAGAGCTCGCCGCGCAGCAGGCCCCGGGTGATGAGGCCCGCGAGCCACAGCATGAAGCTGGACTTGCCGGTGCCGCCTCGGCCGCCGAGCATGGTCAGCGCGCCGAGTGGGATCATCCCGTCCCAGAGGAAGCGCGGCATCCGCGTCTGCACGGAGCTGAGCTTGGTGAGCGCGAGTGCGCGGTCGGGCTCGGGCTCCGGCTCCGGCTCGGGGAGCTGGTCGAAGGTGAGCGGCACGAGATCCGTGAGCGCACCACCTTCGACCCACAGGTCATCGACGCTGCGCTTGTCGCCGAACTCACCGGGCACGTGCCACACGCTGTCGATCGTCGCGAGATCCTCGAGCTTGCGGATCAGCTTCGATGCGGCGCGGTGCCCCGGCTCATCGTTGTCCGCGATGATGACGATGTGCTTCCCCGTCAGCGGGGAGAGGTCGACCTGATCGACGTTGCTGGCACCGCCAGGCCAGGTGGTGACGCAGAGCTCGCCGAGGCGGAGCGCTGCGTCCACGCACTTCTCGCCCTCGACGAGGACGATGTGCCCGCTCGGTGACTCGAGCGGCTCACTGTCGGGGTGACGGTAGAGCTGGGTGACGGCGGGCTTGTTCTGCTGGAACACCTGCTTGCCGTCGCGGGTGCGCTTGCGGGTGACGCGGTGGCCGTTCCCGTAGTCGTAGGTGGCCTTGCCGCCCTCGTCGAACAGGTCGGTGAGAGCGAGGCCGACGCCGCGGGCGATGTCCTCGCTCGGGCAGTCGTAGCTGTGGCACTTCAGCAGCACGCCCTGGTCGCCGTTCGCGATGGAGAGGTTCAGATCCTCGCCGCCGTGGGCGGGGCACTGTGCTCGCGCTCGGTCGCGACCGAGCATCTGTACCTTGTAGCCGGTCTGGATCTTCTCGAGGAAGAGGTCGTATGCCTTCCCCATCAGACGGCCTGAACCGCAAGATCTTGTGGGGCCGGTGATCTATCGGCGGAAGATGTAGACATCAGAGTCCTTTCGGGCTTGCAAAATGATGCCCCGATGGACAGAATGTCCACGAGACATTGGCGTGGCTCAAGAGCCTAATGCCCCCTCCCCCTGCAGGCCAAGGGCCCAGGGAGAGGGGGCATCAGTGTGTCAGGCGTAGCGCTTCGAGAAGATGAACTGCGCCTGTCGGACGGTGGTGAGATGTTCGATCCGCTCGCGCAGATCTTCCGCCTCACCCGGCTCGAGGAGAGCGTAGTCCTCTTCCATGAGCTCGATCGTTCCGTCCGGGTTGACCCGCACGCCGAACGTCTGCTTGAGCTCATCGACCTCGTTGGTGATACCGATGTCGATGGCCCAAAGCAGAGCGGCAGCGCGCTCCTTGGTCATGCGGACAGGCTCGCTCATCGCTGAGCCTGGTGGCGGCGACGCAGGCCGAGCGCTCCACCTGCTGCGAGCAGCCCGCCAGCGAGGGCCAGAGCGCCGAGCGCAGACTCGCCGCCCGTCTGGGCCAGCATGTCCTCATCGGACGCGACAGCCGCCTTCACGGGCTTCGCTGCAGGTGCCGCGGCCGGAGCTGCGGGTGCTGCGGGCTGAGCCGGGGTGGCCGGCTGCTCGGGTTCGGCCGGCTGCTCGGGAGTCGTCGGCTCCTCGGGAGTGGTGGGCTCCTCCGGTGTCGTGGGCTCCTCGGGTTCGGTCGGCTCCTCGGGTTCGGTGGGCGTCTCGCACACGACGGGGCTGAACTCGTCGGAGGTCGCGATGGTGTGCGCGATCTCCCAGTCGCCGTCGCCCCACACGAACAGGTGCGCGGTGAGCGTGCCGTCCGATGCGCCAGCGAGCTCGGCGAAGGTGTACGTGAAGCTGCCCGCACCGTCAGCCGGTGCGATGAAGCCGTCGCCGAAGTCCGGGGTGCCGTCGCCGTCCGTGTCGAAGCCGGTCGCGAAGTCGACCGCCTCGTCGTTGCCGTTCGTGCCACGGAAGGTGACGACGCCAGCCTCGCAGTCGACGGTGATCGAGCCACCCAGCAGGGTGTAGTCGATCTCCTCCGGCTCCTCCGGCTCGACCGGCGGGCAGTCGGTGCCCGGGATGGTGATGACCTCGGTGCGCTCCGGGATGTAGTCCGGGTTCGTCACCTCGATCGTCGGCTCACCGACAGCGGGGATCTCGTCGGTGCCAGGCACCGCCGGGATGTACGCGGGGTTGTCGATGACGATCGTCTCCTCACCCACGGCAGGAACCTCGGGCGTGCCCTCGGTGGCCGGGATGTAGGCGGGGTTCGGGATCGTCGGCTCGCCGACCGCCGGGATCTCCGGCGTCCCCTCGGTGGCGGGGACGTAGTCGGGGTTGTCGACGGTGATCGTCTTCGACCCGACCGCCGGGGTGTAGACCGGCGGCACCCAGACCTGCGTTGCCGGGGTGTAGACCGGCGCGATGTAGTCGGGGTTCGCTTCCTCGACGTCGATCGTCTCGCTGCCCTGCGCCGGGGCGCCGGGGACGTACTCCTGCGTGACGTGCTTCGACTCGGAAAGGATCGTCCAGCCGTCACCCGGGTACTCGTGGAAGGACTGCTCCTCCCAGTGCCCGCGCTCGGGCTGCGCCGGGGTGACCACCTGGGTGCGCGTCTTGTGGGTGCGCTCGTACCAGTAGCCGTTGATCTTCACCTTCTGCTGGCTGTTGTCGTCGAGCCAGACCTCGCCGTAGCCACCGTTCTTCACGTAGCGCCACTGCGTCTTCGTGACCTCAGCCTGCGCGGCCTGGTCGATGACGTAGCGCTTCGCGACGTAGTCGGTGTGCGACTGCTCGGGGATCTCTGCGACCGCCGGGACGTAGGCCGGGTTGGGCTTGGTCACCGTGATCGTGGGCGTGCCGACCGCGGGGGTGTACGTGGCGGGCACGTCCTTCCAGAAGCCGGGGGTGTACGTCGGTGCGACGTAGTCCGGGTTCGGGATCTCGATCGTGGGCTCACCGACCGCAGGTGTCGCGGGAACCGCGGGCACCGCGGGCACGTAGTCCGGGTTCGGGATCGTCTCCTCGCCCACGGCAGGCGTGCCGGGGACGGCCGGGATGGCGGGCACGTAGTCGGGGTTCTTCACCTCGATCGTCGGCTCGCCGATCGCCGGGACGCCAGGCGTGCCCGGGATCGCCGGCACGTAGGCGGGGTTCTCGACTCGGATCGTCGGCGTACCGACCGCGGGGTGCACGATCGTCTGCGTCGTGTCCTCCGTGGGGACGCAGATGCCGAACGAGTCGAGCGTGGTTGCCGACGCGGGGGCGGCGATGGCCGTCAGCCCCAGCGTGGCGAACGCTGCGGTCGCAGCGCACGCGATGAACTTCTTCATGGTGTTCCTTCCGTCTGCGGGCTGGGAATCAACCCGGGTTGATCGCGCACCGTTCTGGCGAGCGAAGTGGGTGGTGCTAGCCTGGCCACGTCGTCCTTCTCCTTCCGACGCGGGTGGGCGACTCGACCCCGGGGTGATGCACAGCACCTCGGGGTCTTGCTGTCAGAGCTTGTCGAGCTCGGTGATCTCGAAGCGGATGATGTCACGCAGCGAGCAGCCGTAGTCCTCGCGGGCCTTGCGCTCGGCGGCGTCCGCGATGTCGGCGTCGATCACGATCTGCGTCTCGACCATCGTCGGTGCGACGTAGTCGCTGCCGTTCTCGAGGAAGTTGAGCGTCCACTCCCGGAACAGACCCGACAGGGTCGTGCCCTCGAAGGCAGCGAACTCCTTCGCTCGCGCCTGCTCCTGCTCGGTGGTGCTGATCCGCCTACGATTCACTGGCATCCGGTGCCTTCCTTTCCTCGAACTTCAGAATGAGGATGCACCGGACGGTGCCATCCTCGAGCCAGACAGTAGCGCGCCGACGACAGCGGATCACTCCGTCGTCGAGTCGCAGCTCCCGCCGCTCACGGCGGCGGATGGTGGCGATCGTGCGGTCAGGCACGCGCCTCATCTCGGGGAGGAGCATCCATCGCCCCGGGTGCTTACGCAACCGGGCGACGATGCTCCCCCACGGGATGTTCGTGGAGCCCTTGGGCCTGCCCATCAGGCGGAGGTGCTCTTCAGCTCGACATTCGCACGGTATGCGTCGTCAGCCATGAGCATCGCTCGCTGATCGCCGAGCACCTTGCGCACCCGCTCCAGGTTGGTGCCCCAGACGTCGAGGCGACCGGCCTTGCCGTTATACATGGGGGCGCGAACCCACCGCCAGGCAACCTCCACCGCGTCCTCCTCGAAAGCCCACGCCGGGCTTTTCCACTGACGTTCCGTGCCGGTGCCACCGGCGTCCCGGATCTCGACGTTCATGTGGTGAACCATGACCCGGTGGACTGACTCATCGAGGACAGGCATCTCTTCGATGCCGTACTCGCCGTAGCCCTTGTGGCCCTCGAGCATGTTCATCTTCTTGGCCACAGCCTCGGCGATCTCCTTGCTCTCGCACACCGCGGTCACCCGGTAGTCCGAGTAGTCGCCGCTGCTGATGGCCCACATGGTCTTCTGTTCAGTCATCGCCGAACCTCCGTTCCTTCTTGGGCGCCGACGTGCGGCGCGGTGGCACGAGGTCGTACAGCTCGGGCTGCACGGTGCCGATCTTCTCGTTGGTGAGTGCGTCGATCACGTCGAGCACCACATGGTGCATGCGATCCTCGTGGAGCCGGAGCGTGACCGCGCGTCGGCCGCCGATCGCGATGCTGATCACGCCGAAGCCGTCGCCGATGCCGAGCGCACCGGCGTCGTCGATGTTCTTCCGCAGCGTCGACCACTCCTGCACCGGCACCATGCCGCCGTCGTCGACAGCGACGGTGACCGTCTGTCGCGGCTCAGCCATAGTCCCGAGTCCCCGGCTTGAACTTCCACGGCTCGATCTGGAGCTGGCGCACAGCCTCGTCGATGCCGTTCTCCCACGTCTGGTTGACCAGGGAGGTGAGCGACTGGTAGATCGGCGACGAGGTCTGCGCCTGACTGGGGCCGAGGACGCGACCGGCGATCTCGGTGAGAGCGAGCACCTCCTCGATGCTCATCTCCACCGTCACGGTCTCGGGGATCAGCTCCCCATCCACCGTCTCGCGCTCGCCGTAGGTGAGGGCACGGAGCCTCATGCTTCGATCTCCTTCGGTTCGGGTCGAACTTCGGTGAGCTCGACGACGTGGAACTGCGAGCGGTAGTACGCCTCGAGCTCCGACCACACGGCTGCCTCACCCTCGACCATGAAGCGCTCGAGGAGAGCGTCGGCCGCCAGGCCAGAGCCGTCGTAGAAGCAGCGACCACCGGGGCGGACGTCGCACTCGCGCCCATCGGGGCCTTCGCCCGTCCAGTCACGCATGTCCTCCGAGATCGGCCGGTCGGCGTGGTAGCCGAGGTCGAATCCGGTGGGCGCACTGTGGCGCCACTCGCTGAACCCGTATTCCCGGACGGGCACCTTCTCAGGCACCCATCCCGTGCTCATCAAGAACTGGATGGTGGCGACCGGCCCGTGCAGGAGGAAGCGAATCTTCATCGCCCCGATGCCGTAGTCGTTGCCGTCACCCTTCGTCTTGCGGAGCGTGTGACCCGGCTCGAACCGGATCTCCTTGCGCAGCTCGAGGTCACTCATCTTCGGTGACCTCGTCATCGTCGTCGGCAGGCGCGTCGATGATCTCGGCGGTGCCCTCCGCCCACACGATGAGGCGCTCGCCGTCGTCGTGGGAGAACACAGGCCACAGCCCGACCATCAGCTCACGGTCGGCGAGCGCCTCGTCGAGAGAGATCTCGATCTCCTCGTTGTTGGGCATCGCGAAGCCGAGCAGCTTCGCCCCGTCCGTGCCGGGTGCCCCCTGAGTGACGCGGTACTCCGCGTCGAGGCCGATCGCGAACGGCAGCGCCGAGTCGGTGACCAGGATGTACGTCGAGTCAGTCATTGTGCACCTCGATCCGCACCGGCCCGACGATGCCGGCGACGTGCATCACGTACGCGCCGTCGTCACCGCGCTCGAACCAGACCGTCGCGACGTGCTCGCTCGAGTCGTTCTCGAAGTCGACCTTGCCGAAGTCAGCCTCGGAGAACTGTCGCGAGATGGGGCCCATCTCTGCGATCGCAGCCTTCGTGCTGAGCGTCCACGGCCGCGGCTCTGCTCGCTTGCCCGTGTCGTACGGGCTCAGGTATGAATCAGTCATTGAGTTCCCAGTCCTCTCGTTCCATCGTCCACATGCGGGCAGCCTCGGTGACTGCCGCCTCGAAGTCCACGCCGCGCTCGGCGGCGACGTGCATCAGATCGGTGAGGGCATCGCGGATCACCTGATCCGGCTCGCCCTCCTCGTCGTCGTAGAACATCTCGAAGATCAACGTCGTCCGCGTCTGAACGCGGGCGATGGTGTCGGCCTCCGTGGTGTTCATCAGGTGCTCGGTGAGCGCCTTGGTGTGCTCCTCGATCTCGGCCATCACTCGACCACCCTCAGCGGCAGAGACGACGCGAGGTCGACGTAGCGGTAGGCGTTGCGCGTTGACGTGCCGTCCCAGTGGGGGTCGATGTCGTCGAGCACGAGGCCATGAGCCAGCGCCTCCGCCACGATGATGATGCTCGGCTCGTCGCTCGACTCATCCCCGCCATAGCGGAAGCCGCGGTGTCCTGGCCGCAGCTCTTTCCAGGTGTCGAGGATGCGGTGAGCATCCTCGAAGGCGAGCGCCAGGGTCTCCCCCGTGTGCTCGTCCTTCATCGTGAGAGCGGTGACGTCGACAACCTTCTGGTCGTCAATGAGTACATGCACAGTTACTCCTTCCAATCGGTAACCTTACAGATCTGGGTGGTGCTCGTCCATGACCCCGTCGAGGTAGGCCGAGCGCCGCTCGAGGCGGATGGCTCGCGATGTTTCACGTGAAACATCGTCGGCCGGCGGATCAACCTGGGTTGATTCCTCGGCATCAGCGGCGTCGCGCAGCTCCTTGGGTGCGCCGTCTCCGGTCAGGGCACCCATCAGCCGTACACAATCTCGCCGAGCACGGCGTACTGCAGGATGACGTCGGCCGCGACGGCGTCGGCGTACCCGATGCTGTCGCTCATCATCTCGCGAGCATCATCACCGCCACGCCCCTCGGCGAGGAAGCGGCCAGCCGCGTTGAGGATCTGCTGGTTGCTGACCCAGCGGTTGCCCTTGAACGTGCCCTCCTCGTGGTCGGGGTGGTCGAAGCGGAACCGGTATCCCTGCGGCGTCCGGTGTGCACTGTGCCACCACGGCAGCGACAGCGCGCCGGTGCCGAACACGAGGTCGTCGACCTCCTCGGTCGTCGCCTTGCGCTCAGTCTTCAGCTTGAGCTCGGTCATGCGATCACCCCGACGAGCTGCTCGAGGAGATCGCGAGCGCCCTGCAGCGACTCGATCTCGTCGTCGTTGCTGTCGCCCTCCGCCTTGGCGTAGGTGTCAGCGATCTGCTCACGTGCTGCGAGCAGCGCGGTGCGGGTGATGAGCGGGACGCGCAGGATCTCGCCTGCCGGGTACATCACGGGGTCAGGCTGGCGGTCGTAGTCGAACGCCCAGTGCTTGCCGAAGATGGCGTACGCGATGTCGCGTGCAGCCCCTCGGTTCGGCGCTTCGATGACGGCGTACCCGTCGCCGAACATCCCCTGCGGGTGCTCCTCGTCGGGGTGCTGCGGGTGCTCCTTGTACTGCACGCCGAACGTGATGTAGGTCTCGACGGTCTCGATGATGGTGCTCATGGCTGGTCGCCCTTCTTCTCGATGAATCCTTCAGTGATCTTGTAGCCGCCCTCGAACTCGAAGTACGGCACGCCGAGCTCCTGGAGCATGAGCTCCTGCCTGGTCAACTCCTCGCTGGCCATCTTGGCGAGGACGTTTTGGACGATCTCGTTGACCTCGTCATCCTCCTTGACGATCCTCTGGAGCAGGACGATCGCCTCCTCGCCGATCGCGAGGTTCTCGTCCTCGTACAGCTCGTAGTCAGTGGCGTCGTGGCCCTCGTCGAGAGTGTTCTCTTCGCTGCGTGCGATCAGGGCGCGAGCCTCGTCGATGAGGCTCATCGTCCGTCCGCCAGGGCATTCGCGATGCGATCGGTGTGCTCGATGAAGCCAGGCTCGTCGCCGAGCGGCAGCATCTCGGGCAGGCCGGGGTCGCCGACCTCGAAGTCGGAGGCCGCGCGCTTGGCGTACTCCTCGCCGAGGTAGCCGTAGCTCTCGATGTCCACCGTCCAGGCGTCGAAGTCGATGTCGTCGCCATCCATCAGGCGGGACTCGTTGGTGGCGTAGCCGATGCCGTAGACGTTGCCCGAGAGGGCTGCCTCCCATGCCTCGACGTCACCGCCGAGCGCGTCCTTGCGGAGCGGATCGCCGGCCACCCCGCCGACGTGCTCGCGCCACGTCGGCGTGCTGAGGATGACGACCTGCGTTTCGCGGTCGATTGATGACTTCACCTGCTCGAGCACAGTCTCGTGGAAGATCTTCAGCCACCGCTCCATGACATCGGAGTGCTTGTGGGCGTACCGGAACCGGCCCCGCGCCTCGAGCAAGCGCTCCATGATGTGCGTGCTGGCGTCGTCGCGGAAGGTAGAGCCGGCCTCGTTGATCTCGCCACGCCACGTGTCGAAGTACCAGGCGGGGGCGTAGATGTCGCCGTCGACGTGGCCGCCGCCCCACTCGTCATCGCGCTCGATCACCGCGAGCACTCGCGGGTCGCTCGTCGTGGCGTAGGCCGTCTTGTACTCGCTGCCGACCCACTGCCAGTCGTCGTTCGTCGTGATGTCCATCAGTCTCTCCTTCTCTCGATCAACCCGGGTTGATCGGTGGTTACGGGTGCTTCTTCACGAGTGACCGGAAGGCCAGTCGTGCGTCGTTCAGGTGCTCGTAGGCACGGTCGGTGGCGCTCACTGCGTCACCCTTCTTGATCTCGACGGAGACCAGGAACGGCATGCGTCCGTGGCCGGCGTGGCGCAGCTCGATCTTCACCATGCCGTAGCTGCGCAGCACGGCGTACTGCTCACGCAGCCCCGACTGCAGGGCCTCGGCGGTGAGCTGTCGCCCTGTCGTGCGCTCAGCCACGGGTCGAGAAGCTGTGGGGCGTCAGCTCTTGGATGCCGAAGAGCTGGCTCGCGTCCTCGATGAGGACGTACAGCCGGTGACTGTCGATGTGGTCTCGGTTGAGACGCGAGAGGCGCATCAGCAGGAAGCCGATCTCCGACCGCGCCACCCGCGAGGTGATGAGGGCAGCGACCTCGGTCACGTCGTCGAGATCCACGCCGGGGTCGATCTCGAGCATCTTCATCTGCTCGAGCTCTTTGCGCGCTCGCTCCTTGAGCCGATCCGGCCCGCCTGTTTCCGCCATGTTCATTCCTTTCCGAGCATGTCCTTCACGCTCGTGGTTGGTGAGTGCCGGTGTATATACACCGGCACTCATGGGTTACTTGACCGCGGCGAACTCGGTCGCCACCTCGACATCGAAGATCGTGCCGCGAGCGACGAGCTCGAGGAACTCGTCGTTGGTGAACACGTTGCCGCCGAAGTAGTTCGCGACACCGGTGATCCACCACTTCTCGACGACGAACACGGCGCCGTAGGTGTAGTCGATGCCGAGGCGGCCCTTCGACTTGAAGCGCACGACCGTGTTCTCCTCGACCTTGACGGCGCGCTTCTCGATTTCTTTGGCCAGGTACTTGACCGTCTTGCTCTCTGCCACAGTTCCTCCTTGATCGGTGGGCTGATCCGCCCGACCCGCCACCACGCAGGGGGGATGCGTGGTGGCGAGCCGCAGGGATCAGTCGACGCTGCCGCCGAGCGACCAGCCCCGGGATTCCCGGGTGCTGCGTCCACCCTTGACTCGAGCCACCTTCTCGGTGCTCGCAGCCAGGGCGATGAGCGAGTTGGCCTCGCTCTCGGTGAGCGGTGCCGCCTCCGTGATGGTGGCGGCACGCTCGATGGTTGCAGTGCTCATTCAGAGCCCTCCTTGTCTCCGGCATCGCCGGTCTCTGCGGGACGACTGCCGCCCCGAAGCTGGTACTCCTGCCCGACAGCGAAGCCGTCGAGCCATGACGCCGCCATCACCGACTCCGGCGAGATGAGCAGCGCGATGGGGCCGAGAGCTCCGAGCCCGGAGTTCATCCGGTTCAGAGCCATGTACCTCAGCGACTCGTCGTCGACACCGATTGCCTGAGCCGGTGAGAACTCCTCGCTGGTGGTGCTGGCGAGCTCGTCGATCCGCTCGGCCGCCGCTGCCATCCGTGCGAAGTCGAGGTGCTGCGGGCGACCCGGGTAGTCCGGGTCGGGCTCGATGAGCGGGTCGGACTCACTGGCGAGGATCACGTTGGCGAGACTCCATCCGCTCGGGAGCGTCAGGTCGCCGTCGTGATGAGCTCGGACGAGCGCGGTGATGAGGGACTCGCCCGGGCTCAGGTCGATCTCGTGGGACTCCTCGACGTCGTCGGTCTGGATGGTGACGATGTGCTTCATGCTGCTCCTGTTCTCGATCAACCTGGGTTGATCAGTTCGACACCGGGACGGTGTTCTTCTGGATGAGGTGCCACTCCTTGCCCAGTGGCGTCGGGCGGTGGTCGGGGCGACGGAAGTCAGGCACGTGCTTGATCGTGCCCCGAGCGTAGGTCTGCGATCCGACGAGCACGACCTCGGTCGCCTCGTGGTTCGTGTTGAGGAGCTGCGGTCGCGGCCCGTCGAAGACGGTGCGCCCATCGCGGTCGACGAGCTTCGGCTTGCGGATGTGCACGCCACCCTGTGCCTTGAGCTCACGCAGGGTGACACCGGGCATGGCGATCGCGAAGATGTCGCCCTGTCGCTTGACGTCACGGCCCATCTGCTCAGCCAGCTTGACGGCCGCCGGCTTCAGCGTCTCGAGCGCCTCCTCGACGGTCGTCGGGTGCACCTTCGGCGGCAGCTCGCAGAAGAAGTAGCTCGGCCGCGTCTCGTTCTCGTCGAACGCGCTGAGGAAGTACGCCCAGCGGCGGCGCTCAACCCGGGTTGATCCGCGGCCACTGCAGCCACGGCACTCGGTGTGCTCGATCATCACGTCGATCAGGTACAGCGTCGACCATCCGAACGGCTGACGGATGCCGCCGTTGCGCTCCATGAGGAAGTCACTGTGATCCTGCGCGACCTGCATCTGCTGCTCGGTGAGCGGCCCGATGCCGACCGACTGGCCACGGGTGAACCACGGCTCCGCCGCGACGCCGGTGCCACCGCAGGCGGCGTGCTTCTGGCGCACGGTGTACGGCACCTGCGCCTTGATCAGCGAGCCGCCGAGCCAGTGACGGCTGACGACGCGCTCGAAGACGTAGCCGAGCGGCGCCTCGGGGTCGTCGACCATCTCCCACGGGGTGTACTTCGTTGCCATCGGAGACTTGCGCCCGGTGTTGCGGGTGCGGCCGAGAACCTCCTCCCAGACGCCGTGGTGGATGCGCTCGTGGATCTCCCGAGCCTCCCGCCGACGCATGTCGAGCAGGTAGTTGTATCCCGGCTTCCACGGCCCCGGGATGTCCGGCAGTGCGTGGTCGCACTCGACGACCGGCTTGCGCACGGCATCCGACCCCCAGTACGGGCCACGGGCGACGAACTCACCGGTGAGCGAGTTGCACCAGCCGCCGCGGTCACTGTGGTCGTACTCGTACTCCCAGCGCACGTTCGCATCACGCTTGGTGATGACGCGCTCGGTCGTCCAGTCGCGCTGCACGTCGATGATCTGCACGGTGCGCAGGTCGATGCCAGCGGCGTCGAGCGCCTGGTGAGGGATCGTCACGACCGGCAGCCCCGTGTTGCGCACCGCGGTGCGGACTGCACCCTGGTGCCGCGAGGTGGTCACGCTCCACGTGTTCCCGTTGAGGAGCCAGCCGACCGGGTTGCCCTTGCGATCCCGGAGGATGCGGCCGACCTCGAAGTGCGAGCCGTAGCTCAGGATGCTGTCGCCGACGTCATGCAGGTTGTTGCTGCGGAGCGCATCGCGCCCCGGGTGCAGTGCTCGGTTCGCCCAACGGCGGGCGACATCTTCGTGGGTGTTGTGTCCCATGATCTCTCGATCCTCTCTCGATCAACCTGGGTTGATCGGCTGGTTTTTGTGCGCTGATCTGCGCTTTCGTTACCTCTAGCTTACCGGTTTGAATCGGTATGTCAAGTCCGTGTCCGGGCCTCCCGCCACTTCGACTCGTGGTCGCTGAGTGCCGGCAGCCGGAGCAGCACGCCGATCTCGTAGCCGTCGAGCAGCTTCGTCGTCCGGTACACATGGATGTCCCGGCGGGTGCCGTGCTCGTGCGCGGCGTGCTCGAGCAGCGCCACGACCCCCTCGATGGTCTGCTCCGGGAAGATGTCGAGATCCCTGCCGCACTCGCAGGCGATCATGGTGACGGTCGGGTCGCCCTCGAGACTGGCGAGCAGCGCCTCGGCGACAGTCTGCGCAGACGTCTTCGGTGGCGCGGTTTCGATGCGGCCGGCGTGCAGCCAGCTCACCTCCTTGCGGCTCGTGATCGTTGGCGCGGTGCACCGCTTCCCTGCCGGTGATTGGCAGACGGGGCAGGCGATGTCGATGGTCGGCTTGGGTGCGCTCATTTGAACATCTCCTTGCCCATCGCGATGCCGACCTTGGCGGCGAGCGCCTCGACCTTGGCGTCGATCTTGCGTGCACGGCGGCGCTTCTCCTGCGCCTCCTTCTTGGTGAGGTGCGTGCCGGTCGGCCGCTTCTGCTCGTGGAAGAACGGCTCGGTGCGCTGTCCCTTGATGCGTGATGCCTTGCCCATGTGGGTCTCCTTCGTGGTGGTGGGTCGGTGATCAACCCGGGTTGATTGGTGGTCAGGTGAGGACGTCGATGTCCCACTCGTCGTACGCTGCGCGCAGCTCCTCGAGGCGAGACTCCTCCGCGTCATGGGTCTCGAAGACCTCGACGAAGAAGCGCCCGTCGTTGAGCTCGCGCAGGATGAGCCAGCGCCCGCCGTAGTGCTCCTCGAAACCGGGCTCGGCCGCAGGGTCGAGGATGAACTCGGCGAACCACGCGCTCGGCGCCTGCACGTCACCCTCACCGAGACCTTCCTCGAGCGATGAGGCGTACACGTGCTGGTCGAAGTCGCAATCGAACTTGCCGACTCGGCCGCATTCGGTGTGCGCGCTCACGACTCCACCGCCTTGATGAGCGAGCGCAGGGCGACGGTGAGCTGCGCGATCGACCCCGGGTCGTCGGGCATGGCATCGGCGTGGCCGTGCTCGTTGAGCACCTGCTTGCTCAGCTCGAGCAGCTCGGGCGTGACCTTCGGCCGCAGCTCGTTGGCGATGAGCGCACGCAGGTCGTCGTAGACCGGGTGGTCGTCGCGGATGGTGAGCCGGAACAGTGGGCCGCCGTCGTACTCGCGAGACCAGACCACGCGGCTGAACGTGTCGGTCTGGTAGCCGACGTGGTCGATGACACCGGGCACGCCGATGACGGTCTCCCAGTTCTCGGGGTGCTCACGAGTGGCTCGCATGAGCCGCTCGGTGACGGCGATGTAGAGCTCGCGGTTGTCCGTCGAGCTGATGAGTACGCGGATCTTCATGGTGTTCTCCGTTCGTTGAGGATCAACCCGGGTTGATCGGGGTTGATCAGCGGTTGGCAGGGGCGAGGTAGGTGACCTCGCCCTCGATGACGACGAACGACAGACCGGCGCCGTTGCCCTGCTTGGTGGCATCCCACCAGCAGTTGTCGGAGTCCTCCGTCGCGCATGCCGGCAGTGCCGGCGGATGGGGTGACGGCTCGCTGATTGAGCTGCCGATGAACGCTCCGATGATGAGCACGACGGCGACCGCGACGAAGCCGAGGTAGGTCACGAGACCGCCCCATCCGTTGAGCTCGATGCGCGTGCTCCGATCGGTCACTTACTGACCACCGTTCGATGAGTGGGCCACAGAGCCCATGCGAGGACGATGGTCAGGGCGATGACGGTTGACGCGGCACAGGCCGCGGCGACCGGGTACAGATGGATCATGGTGCACCTCCACAGGTGTGAGTGATGGTTGCTTGAGAGCAGGGTGGCAGGGGTTCGTCGGCGAGGTCGAGCATGCCGGTGACAATGCTCCAGCCGATGACGATGAGCACGACGGCGGCGACGAGCTGACCGATGCGAGACCAATGCACCCGGTAGCGCACCTCGCCCGTCGATTCGTTGAGCACGACGTTCGATGGTCGTCCGTCCTCGTCTGTGAAGCGGACGGTCACCGGGCGTCGGCCTTGAGCTGGACGGCCTCGAGCTCGCGGGCGGCGGCGAGCCATTGAATCCGCATGGCGTCGGCGCGGCGTCGGAGGCGAGCGGCTGTCTCATCGTCCCGGTCGCCGTGCTGCGGATGCTCGGTGACGTGGAGGATGACGGCGGCGGATGCGCTGACGCGGTCGGCGTATGCCTTGGCTTCGTTGCGAATCGCCTTGGTGAGCTTGCTAGCCATAATGCCCTGCTTTCTCAGATCAACCTGGGTTGATCCGTTCGGTGACGTGAGGCCGATCAACCAGGGTTGATTGACGGCCGGCCGGGAGACAGAGTCCTCCCCCGTTCGTTGATGCGCGGCGGCATCACGGGCTCGCCCGATTGCTCGAGAGAGTCCGCGCTACGTCCGCACGGTGGCGTCCGGGCGGGGGAGAGAGTCATCCCCCGCCCGGGTGTCGCGCGCCGATCAGACCGCGGCGAGCTGGCGGGTGCGCTTACGGGCGGCCGACGTCGCGTCGCTGAGCTGAGCGACCGCCGACGCGAGGTCTGCAGACCATTCGCCGCCGTTCTGAACCCAGCGCGTCGCGGCGTGGAGAGCGGCGAGCACGGCGGCCCCGTCGTCGATGACGGCGACGACGGAACCGACCGGCTGGGATTCGGTGGCATCGTCTGCCGTGTCGACCGTGGCGACGTTCGGGCGGGGTTCGCGGGCGGCGGGGGCGGCGAGCTTGGTCGACGCGGCGACGCGGGCGGCCTCCACGGCGACGGTGAACCGGGTCTGAGCGTCGGCGTCATCCGTGAGGGAAGACAGCGCGGCCTTGATCCCGGCGCGGAAAGCCTTATTCTTGACGCGCTTTGCGCCCCGGTAGAGCGTCGCGAGGTCGGAAGAAGACAGCCCCGTGATGCCGACACCGGCGAGGTCGACGACGTCGGATGCCGCGAGAGCGAAACCCAGGATCGTGGAGGAGACCGCGTTCACCGTGGCGTCATCCGTTGCCGCGAGCTTCAGGTCGTCGGCGAGCGTGCTCATCTTGACGCCGGATTTGGCGGCGATTCGGACGGCCTTGATACGGGCGGCGAGCATGGCGTCGCTGTCTCCGTGGGCCTTGGACACGGCGCTGATCTGCTCAGCGGTGGCGTGGATTGTGTCTGCCTGAGTGTTCATCTGTCCTGCTCCGTTCCGTCCGACCGTGGCCGGATCTGTGGGGTTGTGAGTGCCGGTGTGTTCCGACATCAATCACATTACCGGTTTGAATCGGTATGTCAAGCCCTGATCCAAATCAACCTGGGTTGATTGATCCGGACCCCCCTACCCCCGCGGAATCGGCCGGCGAGGCTGTCTGTCACCCCGGT